TCAGCGCATACGCCGTTCGTCCGAGGCGACGGCAGCGCGAACGGCGGACGGGCCGGGCCAGAGCTGATGCTCCAGCGCGTCCTCGAGGCGGGTCAGGGTCCCGATGTCCGGAAGAACGTCGCCATTGAGGACACGCGCGACAGTGGAATGAGCAACGCCGGCGATCTCCGCAAGGCCACGCAGGGAAAGCCCTCGGGACCTCATCGTCTGGTCCAAGTCACGGGCTAGCAGCAGGCCGCAGTACGCACTCAGCGGGGCGTCGGGGGCCAGGGCTACGCGGGGCCAAGTGCCTTCCGCGACGTAGAACAGGGGGTGCTTGTCGTTGTTGCTGCGGGGCATGGTCCGATCGTGCCACGCGATTTCCCGAGCCCGGAACCGCAGTACAGCAGTCGCCAACCGCCACAACCCTCCGCGTACGGACGGGTCCACTGCCCGCAGGCGGCGAAAGCGGCCTGCGTCCGGCGCCCCTGGCCTGTTCCCGCCGCATGCAAGGCCCGTCGGCCCGCCCCACCAACCCCCTGCATCCCGGCAAGGAAACCACCCGAGCACCTACCAACTCCGTTGGAGCGGAGCATTCCTCCGCTCCACCCCCACCCCCGCCGCATCGTTGCAAGGCCAACCGTCCTCGCATCCGGCCTCGTTAAGGTGCTCGTAAGGCCAGCAGTTCATTCGCAACGCTGGCGCATTGCGCCGCGATGGCCCATCAGATGCCCTTTGTTTCAGTCACCTTCATCGATTTGCGGCAGGTTGCTACGAGGGCAGGTAGGGTGTGGCGCAAGTCGCTTCAGAGGCGGGAGAGGAGGGTGTGATGGTTGCGACAACCAACAGTTCCGCGCACCCGCTCATCGCCCGTCTGCGGCAGATCGCGGAGGCGGAGCAAACTCGGCGGGAGGCCGCCGACCGGGCGCTCGCCGAAGCCGAGCGCCAACTGCAAGATGCTCAGCATGCTCAGCATGTCGCAGCGGAGCGTTATGCCGCCGTGCTCGCGACAGTTGAGGCAGCCGAGACCTACGCCACCGGCCTCAGCAACGACACCTCCGACGCGCGGAACTCCAGCGCACAGGAGGAGAACAGCCCCGAAGAAGCACAGGACGCTAGTTTGACTCAACTCGTCCTGGATTCCTTCGAACCGCGTGGGGATACACCACTCTCGCTGCTCTACAAGCGTGTGCTGAACACTCGCCCGAGCGCGACCGAGAGCGGAGTGCGCGCCAAACTGTCGACCCTGCACAAGGCTGGCGTCGTCACGATTGTCCGCCGCGGTGTCTACCGAATGTCGAACAACCCGGGGGGACGCACCACGGAAGCCTAGAGTTCGGGCACTTCGCCCCACGTCCACGTGTTGGGCGCCGCCAGAGTTCTCGCGAGGTCCTCCAGCGGCGCCGATGACACGTCAGCTGAGGGCCCACGCGTCACGTCTAGCGTAGGGCATGCCCCCCATCCGTGTCGGGTCCTCAGCTGAAGTTGCCTTATCGCCGCACACATCTGAGGGCCCCACCATGCCATTTTCCATACTTTTGTTCACTGAACACCACTCCGCGCCGTTTATTCTGGTATTCATCGCGTCCCCCGCCGGGGGTGCGCGATGACACTCTCCGGCTCCGGGGCACGCATGCTGCCCACCGAGAGCATGACTCCGCGCCGACAGCTCGAGATGATCGAGATCATGGCCGAGCTAGGCGGAACCGACCGTGTCGCACTGTCAGGCTCGGTCATCGCGGTACACCTCGGGCTGACCCGGAAGACAATCTCCCGGGCCGCCGGCTTCCTCACCCAGGCTGGCCTCTTCCAGCCCGCCCGCGCCTCCTGGGCACTGACAGAAGTCGGGCTCTCCCTGGCGAGACTGCGCCGTACTGACTCAGCGCGCGCGCGACTATTGCTGCGCGACCACTGGAAGGACAGTTGGTTTCAGCAGGCGGCAGTCCGATTCCTGGCGTCCGGGCCGCTGGAGGAGGGCGCGTTCGCGAAACGGCTGGGCGCGGGGCTTCCCGGCCGTCCGGAGCGCGCGGTGTATCTCGTGGAATGGATGACCTACGCCTTGCTCATCGAGCGGGACGAACAGGGACACGTCTCGCTGTCCGCCGTACAGCAGCCATCTGCGGGATCCGCGGGATTCGCGCCGCCGGGCCCTGGATCGCAGAGCCTCCTTGATCCCTTGTTGGGCGCCTCCGTCGCGCAGATCTCCGCGCTGCCCGACGACCAGTTCGTCGCGCTCATGAATGCTTACCGGACGGTGTTCGCGTCGCTGACCCCGAGGAGCGCGGAGCAGCCTACCGGCTGAGGTGTACGCCAATCAGCGAGGAGTGCCGCGCAGGCCCGTCCGGGGCTGCGCGGCCCCCGGGCCTGGCTAACCCTCCCCTTCCTGAATACGGCCGCCCCAGACGCCTCCCTGCCGCGCCATGACGTAGGCATGCCCTCAGGCGGCGGGGCGCCCTGCCGACCTCTCACTCTTTCGCCCGCACCTGTTGCCGTGGAGATCATCCGTGACCACTGTGTCGCATGTATGGAACACCCGCACGCCTGACGCTTCATCATTTTCCGTGCACCAGAACACCGCACGGGAACCGAGCTCGGTCGTGCTGGTGCCGACCGACCGAAGGGCCGTCATCGTGGGCAGAGACCTCTCCCTCGCACATGCGCTCAGCCGCGTCCTGGACATCTGGGCGTCCATGGCAGCGCGTGGCGAGTTCACCGACCAGACACTGGACAAGTTCGAACTGCTCCTGAAGCGCTTCGAGCGCTACGCACAGCTGCGCGGCGCCGTCGTCCTCGAAGACGTCACCCCAGACCTTGCCGAGGACTTCATCACCGCCTGCGGCCGCAGCCGCCACGGTCACGTCAGCAGCTCGGCCGCCGCCACGATGCGCCTACGCCGCTCCGTAGTCCGCGCCGCCTACCGGACCATGCGGGAGCTGAAGCTGAGCGACACCGACCCGACCCGGGACATCGAACTGCCCTCACGAGCTGTAGGGGAGGTGCGGCCGCTGACCGAGGATGAAGTTGTCGACCTGCGACACCACGCCTCGTTCGTCACCCGCCCCAGCCGCCATGGCGCCGCTGCCGCCCTCGCCCTGGCCGGCGGCCACAGCGGCGAGATCGGGCACGTCCGTGTCCGGGACCTCGATGCCAAGAGCCGCCGTGTGTGGATGCACGGCTCTACCAAGACGGATCCTCGTTGGTGCCCGCTGGACGCCTGGGGCCTCAACGTCCTTGTCAGCCGGGCCCAGTTCGTCTCAGCCCGACAGCTCAGGCCGGAGTTCGCGCCCAGCGCCCGCCTGGCGGTCTCCGACCGCCACGCCTCCGACGCCGCTCTCCAAGCGCGCGCGTGCGTCGCCCTCCGTGACCTGCTCACACGTACTGGCCTCGCCAGCGAACCCGATGTCAAACCCTCTTCCGTAACCGCCTGGGCCGGCCTTGAAGCATTCGAGCTGACCGGACGTATCGAGGACGCAGCGCGTCGCCTGGGCCTGCGCTCCCTTGACCGGGCGGCCGCCGTCATCGGTCACACCTGGCGTGAGCAGCCGACCCCAGAGAACCTCCCGGAGGCCACCGGTGCCTGACGACATCTTCGGAGACCCCCTGCCCGCAGACCTCCGGCCCAGGAGAAAACGCCAGCTGACCGACCAGGACCAGCGCACTCAGGAACAACGGATCGAGGATTGCCTCGACTACCCCCTCATCTACGAGATGGCGGAGCACCTGGTGACCCCCAGCACGGTCGGGTGCCCCCGCCGCTACCCGCCCGTCGTCTACCTGCTGCTCGCTTCCCTCCTGCCCGTCACCGGCTCCAAACGCTCCGCTGTGGGCGCCCTCAGCCCCAAGCAATGGAGCAGACTGCGTGCGTCCGTCCGCCGTCACGCGGGACGCAGAACCGCGGCATTGCTCCCCGCTACAGCCCCGAGCCGAGGCCAATACCTGTACGCCGAAGAAAATCTCCTGGCCCCCAGCATCGGCATGCTGCAAGAACTCTTCGAGTGCCACGCCGTCCAACAGGCCCTCGAACAGGGTCTGTTCCCTCCCGACGCCGCCCGCAACTGGTCCCACCCCGAACGGCGCCAGCTTCTCGTCGGCGACGCCACCGTCCCCAAAGCCCCCTCCAAAGCCGAACACCCCCTCACCATCGACACCACAACCGGCGAAATCCGCGCCCACCGCGTCGATCCCGCCGCCCGTCTCTACTACGAGAACGGCGAGAAAAAGAAAACGGTGGCCCGCGGCACCAAGTGGTTCTTCGCCTCCGGACGCGACACCGGCTACTGGCGACGCGTCATCTTCTGCTTCCGCCACGTCGCCGGAGGCGAGTACGAAGACGAAGCCGCCGTCGCCGTACGCGCCTTCGCCGCCCTCCGACCTCAGCTCCCCGGCTGCATGGGCACCGTCTACGACGGCGCCTTCCGCGGGGTCCACCGTGACACCCTCGCCCGCCTCGGACTTCTCGTCATCAACAAGCAGCACGGCTCGGTCAAACCCCGCAGCTACGAACTCCTGCGCTACGGACGCTGCCGCCACGACCTATGGTGCGACCAGGGCCGGATCGCCGAGCGCGTCCTGCTCGATGACGGCACAAGTGTCCTCGTGCCCGTCCCCGTCACCCGCCTAGAACACCGCCAAGGCCAAGCCAAGAGCCGCTGGTACCACCTGCTCAGCATCCCCTGCCGCCACGGCGCTCACGCCCACCGCGTCCAGGTCGGCATCACCACCACGCCCGACGACCGGTCGAGTCTGGATGCTTCCACCGGCAAGCGGCGGCCGAGCGACACCGAGCGCGACTTCCACCGCGCCGAACATCTCCAGCAGATCCCCGAGTCCACCCTCACCCACCAGCTCGTCTACCCATACCGCAGCGACTCCGAATCCGTACACAACCAGTTCGACCAGAGCCTGTGGAACAACCGCATGATCTCCTACGGTCTCGAACGTCAGAAGGTCTTCGCCCTCGGCTTCTCCCTCTCTCAGAACGCCACCAGCCGCCGCATCCACCTCGAACGGCACGCCGGGAGAGAAGGTCACCCCACGACGAAAACCGTCTGACGGATCGCGTCGCCCCTTGCCAGGCGTGGTCCACGCCCGGCACGCACCTCTGCGGCCCGTTTTGGGTCCCAGGGCCGAGGTGCTCGCTCGACAGCGAGTCTCGCGGCGGGGCGACGGGCGACCTGCACTGCGACGACCAGCCAGTAATGCTGACTCGTCCCGAGCCAGCCACAGTCGATCCGGTCTCTGGTGTTCTGCATGCCGCATCTCACCCTGAGCGCTCTGGATGGGTTCCGCTCCCCGACTGCCCGCACTGCGCCTACTTGGCCAGATGCACTCACCTGTAAGAACCCGGTTGTGCGCAGTACCAAGGCAGCCTTCAATGGTGCCTACCTCGCGTTCACCCTTCTGCGCCTGGAACGTCGTCTATCTGATCGAGTTCTGTCTCGACTCGCTGCTTAAGCAGGTCCACCACCATCCTGATCCGAGTGAAGCCGCCACGATTCACCGCATCCGCGCTGTCAACGCTAGACAACACCTCGATGTGGTCGAAGCCGGCGTCCATCAGCTCGTCCGCATGGGGGCGGAAGATCACCGCGGCATCTGCTGACAGCCCGGGGGCGGATCCGCGACCGGCGGACCATGGGGACGCGTCAGTACTCAGCCCGCGAAGGAGACTGGCCAAGTCCACGACGCAAGCAACCCACGGTCGTCGTACCCCTGCATCCTCACCAAACAACTCGCGCGTCATAGATTGCCCAGTGGAACCGACCGACCCTGTAGCTAGATCATTGAAAGGCTTGATCGGATCGTAGATCCAAACGGCGGCGACCACGACACCTTGCTTCTTCACCGTTACGTCCCACGCGGAACCTGATCCCGAGCCCCCGGTGAGAACCGTAAACGACTCCGAGAGTGTCTCGATCAACGCGGTCACGAGATAGGGGCGGATGCGCTCGCGGTTTGTAGCACTCTCCACCGACCGTGGCGCGGTCTTCGCGATCTCAGCGATCTCGCCGACGGACTCCGGCCCGACCTCCACTTGGAGTAGCCGTCCGGCGATGCGCAGAAGGTCCTGGGGCTGGAGCATAAACAACTGGGTTCCCGCTCGTTCGCGTAGCTCCTGAATGAGCTCCAGCCGTGGCCCGCGAGTGGTGTTCTGGAATTTCCGCCACCAGTCTTCCTTCACGTCACCAGTCACGAGGAGCACGTCGGTCCCGCGAAGCACCGCTTCCCGCAGGGTCTGTTCCCAGACCAAATAGTCCCCGGCGCCTCGATGGTCCGGTTTATTCGCATCCTTATATCCAGGCGGAGCCTGATTGGCGATCCGCTTGTCGGCTTCCTGCAGGGCGTTCGCGTAGTCCTCCGGAGGGAGCGTAGACCCCACACGCCCCTCTAGGACGGGAATGAGCCGCTTGAGGACTGGGTCCTCGTTGGTATCGCGCGCTCGTCCGAGATGATCGTCCTCCACCGAGCCGCTAATAGCTTCCCGCACAGCGGCGATGGCCTCGGTGTGGAGCTTACGGATCTCAGCTTGACGCTCTGACGGCAGTCCCACGCTGCGCGCCCAGTTCGCGATCGCCTGATCGACAGCGCGGGTGGGCTTGTCCAACTGATCGAGGGCGTCCTTCGTGCTCTGGCGCCGGTTGGTCAAAGTCTGGTCTCGGTTCCGCCAGAACTCGTCCGCCGCCTGGTGCGGGATCCAGAGGCGGGGCGACAGACGCTCCAGAACTCGGATCAGATCGACGCGAGTGCGTACTTCATAACGGTAGAGATTGAGGAGGACGTTGGTGTCCAGCACCACAAGCCCACTCGTGAGTACGGCTCGGTAGTCCTCGTCCGAGGGCGAGAGGTATCCCTCGAATCCATCGGTCAGGCCCTTGGAAGGCGCTCCAAGCAGCTCTTCGCCCTCTGTCACAACCCATCCCTCAGCGTTCGCAGTGACGTCCCGTTAGCACGATCCTCCCCGAGAACCACCCATGATGGCCTCGGATCGATCAAGTCGATCTCGCAGGAGACTCCTCTACGCCCCTGCGGATCAACGGAGTTCAGCCGTGTTCCCGCGCTATCACCACACACCGCTCGCAGGATCTGTGCCGGTAGGTGGAATCCCAGGCGTCGAGGCTGCCGGGCCCTCGCGCACCGCTCGCATGACGCGTTCGCTCGCCCTCACGGGATCCTCGTGCTCCCAGATCCTGACGACGGTCCAACCCGCCTGGGACAGCAAGCGATTCGTTTCAGCGTCCCTTTCTCGGTTACCGCTGATCTTCTTCGCCCAGAAGTCCGCGTTCGTGGCCGCCGGACGATAGTGCTCTGGACACCCATGCCAGTAGCATCCGTCGACGAATACGGCCACACGGGACCTCGTGAAGACCAGATCAGCCGTGCGCCGGAGATCGGGGATCGGTCGTGCCGACACCCGATACCGCAGTCCTCCTTTATGCAAGAGGGAACGCAGGCGAAGTTCAGGCTTGGTGTCCTTGCCTCGGTTGCCCTGCATCGAAGCGCGTACGGCGGGAGAATTGGCCCAGGATTCGGGAGCCTCGGGTTTGAGCGTGAGCAGTCCCTTCGCCGAGGCCATCCGCCATGCCTCCGCCAGGTTCGCAGCACGGGTGTCGTGGTCTACCTGCCCCAGGTAGACAGTCGGAGACCTCCCTTGATCGGACCACCGCAGGTACGCACGAATCCGGCGGGTACTGGGCAGGACTTTAAGTTCCACAGAGGCTCTGGCGAACCGCCCGTCGCCAAGAGCCACGAAACGCCGGTTCCGACCGCCGGCCGCCCGATCCTGTTCGGCGGCCAGTGCATCCCGGCCCCTGCCCGGGCGTCCCTTCCACGCGCGGGCAGGCGGGGCCTTCTCCTTCCAGTGGCCCTGCCGGTGGCCTGACGCCACGTCATCCACCACTCGCCGGCTTCGGAGCCTTCTCCAGAGCCGCCAAGACCGCCTTGGCAAACACCTCTCCGAGAAGCACCGGCACGGCGTTGCCGAGTTGGCGCATCTGCTCGCCTCGTCGGCCCTTCAGCTGCCAATCGTCGGGGAAAGTCATCACACGAGCGGTCTCGCGTACCGTCATATAGCGATGCTTGTAGCGCAGCCCCCCGGGAGCATCCTCATCCGGAACGCGCTCGTCGAGGAGCATCACCGACTCGCCGCCAGGAACGCCGTGGACACCCGCCTTCACCGTCTTCGCCGGCCGGTCTAGCTCGTTTGGGGTGTGCCCTTGGTAGATCCGGGCGCCAGGCCAACCAATGTGGTCGGTGAAACCCCCGAGCTTGTGCTCCACCATGTCCAACTGATGGTCCTCGATGTCGGGCAGAACCGCACCGCCCTCACACTCGCCCACCAGCGCGTCCCGCAGAGTCCGCCAAGGTCTCTTCCCGTCTGGGAGGGCAAGCGGGGTGCGCAGTCCGTCAATTACGCGCTTCTTCACATGGTCGGGGATCACCCGCCCACGAATTCGCTCGTGCCGGCGCCAGTACTCCCCATCCTGATCGCCGTCGGGCAGCAGGGACCGAATGAGGGCCTCTTCTGAGTACTCGGTAGCCTCAACGGAAGCGAGGAACTCCTTCATGTTGACCTTGAGGTCCTCACGGAAGGCGACGACGATGACGCGGTGACGAATCTGAGGAACACCATAATCCGCGGCGTTCACCTTGACCCACTCCACCTCGTACCGTTCACGGGGGGCGACGCTCCCGTCCGTCCTACGGACGGCCAGTTCGCGTGCGTGATCCCGCCAGTCCTCGTCACCGCGCTCCACCGTGGGTAGCCGCATCCCGTCCAGGATGTACTGGAAGTAGGGATCAAAGGACTTCCTCAACAGCCCACGGACGTTCTCACAGATCACAGCCTTGGGCTGAATCTCACGCATGGCGCGGATCATCTGTGGGAACATGTTCCGCTTGTCCTCATCCCCCTTCGCGACGCCGCCCAGGCTGAACGGCTGGCAGGGTGGGCCCCCTGCCAGCACGTCGACCTCGAGCCCAGCCCCCTCCCTGGCCCTCGCGAAGTACGAGAGGTCCACATCCTGGATGTCACCCGCCACCAACGGCGGCGCCTCCCCAGGAGCGGGAATGGGCGGGTCGCCGTCAGCGGGGGCGGCCACGGCGCGATTCGCGAGCAGGGTCTCGCAGGCCCGAGGGGCGAACTCGTTGAACAGGAGGGGGCGAAACCCAGCCCGATGGACCGCCATCGCGAGTCCGCCGCCCCCGGCGAACAACTCGACGGCGGTGCGGTCATCCAAGGGGTGCTCTTCCTGCTGTTCGCGCATAGGCAAAACCATACCGCGGAATCGTGGTCCACGAGGGCACTTGAAGAGAGCTCAGTCCCTCGCGCGAGTACTGTGACGTGACCCCACGAGGGGTGTACCGAAGCGGAGAAGGATCAACGGTGGCTATGCACGCGGCGGAGTTCAAGCTAAGCATCACCAAGGCGTTCAGCGAACAGCTGGCCGCCGCGATCGAAGCGCTGACCCCGGTCCCGCTGACTCCGGACGCCCTCGGATCCCTGGAAGCCGCCCCCGGCGTGTATCAGCTCCACCTGAACGGATCGCTGGTCTATATCGGCAAGGCCGACCGCTCCCTCCCGCGGCGCCTCGAGAGGCACCTCCGTAAGCTCTCCAGCCGCAGCGGCATGGACGTAGCGAGCGTGGCCTTCACCTGCCTCTACGTAGAGGAGGACTTCTCCGCCGTCGCGCCGGAGCGCCTGCTGATAAGTCGGCACAAGGACTCGGGCGAGGTCCCGTGGAACTACAACGGGTTCGGGAACAACGACCCCGGCAAGCGCCGCGACAAAACTCTGGTCGAAGGAGACCACTTCGACCGCCTGTTCCCGATCGACCTGCACTGGACGCTCCCCGACATACCCCAAGGACCGACCTCACTGGCGAAGCTGCTCGTCTGGACGAAGAAAGCACTGCCGTACCTGTTCCGCTACCAGGACTCGTCGTCGTTCGCCGACATCCGCCTCGCAGCCCCGGTCGGCGCCAGCGATGTGAACCAGCTCCTCACCGCGATCTCCGAGGCGCTGCCCGACATCTGGCAGATCACGGCGCTCCACGGTTACGTGATCATGTACCCCGAGCGGAGCGACTACCCGAGCGCCCTGCGCTACTACCGAGACGGGCAGGCCCTCGAGCCCTATCCCGGGCCGAGCACCGGCGCCTGAGATAGAAATTCCGGCCCCGACGTGCCCAGGCCCGCACTACTGTGGCCTTGACATCAGGCCAAGTGGGGAGCCGGGTTCGCACTCCGCACCATCCCTGGGTAAAGCAAAGGAACAACGTCCGCCAAGTCCAACCAGACGAAGGTCGGGCCGGGAGAGCAGGAACACCTCGTGGGTGACAGTCAGTACATCAACGTCCAACCGCACCCGCGGATCCTGGGCGTGCTCGGCGACATCGAGTTCTCCCACTGGCAGTGCCTCGCGGAACTCGTCGACAACTGCTTCGACGAGTTCCGGTCCGCAGGCGACCACGCCGTCAACCCCACCGTGTCCATTGTGCTTCCCGCCGCCAACACCCCCCGCTCGACAGCGGCGATCATCGTCAAGGACAACGGGCGCGGGATGGGCCTGGAGGCGGTCACCAACGCGATCAGCGCTGGATGGTCCAGCAACGGTCGACACGGTTCGCTCGGCCTGTTCGGCATGGGCTTCAACATCAGCACCGCGCGCCTCGGTCGCCAGACCTCCATCCGAACGAGCCGCGCGGGCGACACTCACTGGGTCGAGGTGGTTCTCGACCTCCTCCGCATCTCTCGGTCCTCGGACTACCTGGCCCCGTACCGGCTTGTCCCCAAAGCCGACGTCAACGAGCACGGCACAACAGTCACCATCAGCGACCTCAAGACCGAGCAATTCGAGTCGCTGCGTCGCCCGCAGACACAGAAAGTCATCCGCGAGAAGCTCGGCGACATCTACAGCTACCTCCTCCACGAGCGCGGATACCGGCTTACGATCAACGGAACGAAGGTCTCGCCCCGCCTTGCCTGCGTCTGGGACGAGTCGCGGTACGTGACGCGCTCAGGCGTCGAGATTCCGGCCGTGCTACGGATCGACAAGTCCCTGAGTGACAAGCAGGTCTGCATGGACTGCGGCTATTGGAGCCGTGTGGACGCGCAGGTCTGCGAAGAGTGCGGACAGTCGCGGCTCAAGCCCAGTGAGCGGAGGATCTGGGGGTGGCTCGGCGTTCAGAGGTACGTGCACAGCACGGACTACGGGGTGGACTTCATTCGCAACGGAAGAAAGATCCTCCTGAAGGATAAGAGGGTCTTCTACTGGCAGGACGACGACGAGCTCATCGAACCCGAGCTGGAGTACCCCATCGACAGTAAGAAACAGATGGGGCGATTGGTCGGAGAGGTCCACTGCGACCACGTCGCTCCGAACTACCAGAAGACCGCGTTCGAGTTCGAGACGCACGAGTGGCGCCAGGTCCTCCGCGAGGTCCGTGGAGGTTCCCCTCTACGCCCCCAGATTGCTAGGCGGCTGGGCCTGCCGGAGAACACCAGCCCCCTCGCCAGGCTCTACGCGGGCTTCCGTCGGCAGGACGCGGGACTGAGGTACCTGATTCCCGGAGACGGCACCCGCGCTCTGCACGAGAGAGCCGTGGAGTGGGCCGAGCGCTTCCGAGACGGTGACCCTGCCTACCAAACCGACGAGATCTGGTTCCAGGCCGCCTACCAGCACGACAACCCAGTCCTCCCAGGCCCGCGCCCCGAGGGCGATGAGATCCTCCCCGGCCTCGGGCCGGCGGTGTCTGGAGAGGAGGACACTCGTACGGTCGACGCGCCCTCCAAAGCACAAACCCCCGAGCCGGCCGAGGAGACGCTGGAAAAGCGCCTCGTGAGGTACCGAGCCAACGCGGAGCCAGTCCTTGAACTGGCCGGCGCCTACTCCGTGCCCGGGCTGGGCAGCATCGAACTCTCAGTATGGGCGGTCCGCGGACAGCGGCTCCACAACAAAGAAGGAGTGGAAGCGCCCATTGTCGCGATCATGCCTCGGGCACCCCGCCTCGAGGTCTTCATCGACGTCGACGAACCGCTTTTCAAGGAGCAGGGAACGGACACGCGCGACCTCGCACTTATCGAGGTCGCCGAGTTCATGCGAGTCCGGGCCAGGAGTGTGTCCACACCGCTGTCCTCCGTCCTCTCCCGCTTGAAGAGTCAGAGTGGAACCGCGCCTCTGACACCCGCCGCCATGGCGGACGAGGCCGAACGCATCCTCGACGAGATCCGATCGGGACTCGTGGTACCCGTCTCGGAAAGCCCTCGTCAGCACTGGGACGCGCTGACGGAGGCCGAACGGTCCGCCGCCGAACGTCGGTTCGCGGTCGAGTCGACTCCGGGTTCGAGCTGGGAGCAAAGCATCCTCAGCGGGAACTTCGTGCGCTACGTCCCTGCGAGCGCGATCGTGCGCATGATCTCGGCCGCTCCCGAGGCATTCCTCGACGGCCGCCTCTTCAAGCGGGTGTACTCCCCGCTCACGGACGCCACGGCACGGGAGCTCGTGGTCGAACGCTTGGTCAATCCCTTGAGCGACCTCGCACTCCTGGAGCAGCACCGGCCTCGCCTCGACGCGGAGGAGCTCGCGCGCATCCGCTTCAGCTGTCGGCTCGTCAGCCGTGACGTGGTCGACAACGACTAGCGGGAGGGAAACCCATGGCCGGCTTCCTCGCCCGGGAATCATTGCTCGACGCCGGGCCTTTGCAGTTCCCGCGCCAAATCGAGCGGCTCCTGTGGCACCTGGGTTTCACCTCCGTCGTCAACGTCGACGGCCCAGGCGACGGGGGCGGAGACATCGTAGCCAAGCTCAAGGGCCGAGACTGGGTGTTCCAGTGCAAGTGGAAGCGCCGGGGAGCCATCAGCGCCGAAGCCGTCGACGAGGTCGCACGCGCACGGGACAGCTACCGCGCCAATCACGCCGTCGTGGTCACCAATGTCCGCTTCAGCCCGGACGCCCGCCAACGCGTCGCGAACCTCACCCGGGTCGGGCCTCCCATCCTGTTGTGGGGAGGCAGCGACCTCGCCGCCAGTTTTGATCGCGTGCCGGATCGTTTCGGGGAGCTGGCGCTGCGGCCGTACCAGGAGCAAGCCGTACGAGCGCTCGGCACAGCTCTCGAAACCACTGGTCGGGGGCTACTCGTCCTAGCGACCGGGCTTGGGAAGACGGTTGTGGGCGGGGAGGTCATTGGCGAGTACCTACAATTCCACCCGACCGACCAAGTGCTCGTCATCGCACATGCCAAAGAGCTCGTCCAGCAATTGGAGCGAGCCCTCTGGCGTCACTCGTCAAAGCGAGTCCGCACCCGGACTTTGACGGGGGATTCGAAGCCCGACGACCTGAGCGGCCTGACCTGCGCGACACCGGCCTCCGCACTCACCGCAGTTCGCTTCGGTTTTCGTCCACGGCTACTAATGGTCGATGAAGCACACCACATCGGGGCCGACGGGCAATACGACGAACTACTGGAACGGCTCGTCGAGTCACGCCAGTTCGGCGTCACCGCTACACCATGGCGCGGAGACGCACACGACATCACCGAGCAACTTGGGCCGCCCAGCTTCACCCTGGGGATCGAGGAGGGCATGCGACGCGGCTACCTCGCCCAGGTCGACTACCGCCTCTTCGTCGACGACATCGACTGGGACACAGTCCGGGAAGCGAGTACCCACAGCTACGGCCTCTCCGAACTGAATGGGCGCCTGTTCCTGCCTCAGCGCGACGAGGCCATCCGTGACGAACTCGCCGCCGTCTGGGCCAAGACCCAGAGGCCCAGGGCCCTAGTCTTCTGTCGCACCGTCGAGCACGCCGAACGACTCGCGGACTTGCTGCAGCGCACACCCTTGTGGTCCGGCGCGTTCGCCGTCCACGCGGGCCTGAGCAGACGGGAACGGCAACGAAGGCTTCTCGCCTTCCGTGCAGGTGACATCCCCGTGCTCACCACTGTCGACATCCTCAATGAGGGCGTCGACGTCCCAGACGTCAACATCCTGTGCTTCGCCCGAGTCACCCACTCCAGGCGGATCTTCGTACAGCAGTTGGGGCGAGGACTACGCTTGCGCGAGGGCAAAGACCGAGTGACAGTGCTCGACTTCGTAAGCGACCTTCGCCGGATCGCAGCGGCCCTGAACCTCCGACGCTCCTTGGAGGGCGAGGGCGAGGTAGAGACCATCGACCGGGTCTCTCGCTCCAGCATCACGTTCAGCGATCAACGGGTCGCCGGACTCATGGACGAGTGGATCAAAGACGCCGCTAGCCTTGAAACCGCGTACGACGACTACCGACTGCAGTTCCCCACGAACATCGTCTCTCTGGAGTAGACCTGTGCCTCGTCTCGACCTTCCGGAACCGCTGCGAGAGCAGCTCCTCCTCGAGATCTACAAGCAGGCGGAGGGGATGGACTGGGAGCTCATGAGCAACCCGCAAAAGACCAGCCAGTACCGCAAGTGGATCGAAGACGAGAAGGTCGGCGGCATTCTCCTGAACTTCGCGCCGGAGAAGGACGTGCGTGTGTGGATCAAGGACGTGCCGATGAAGGAATACGCACGATCCCTGGAGGGCATCGGTGGATACGTGCGCTTCGTGTCGCACCGATTCCTGGGTGCCGAAGAGATTATCCGAGTCGGCCTAGGAAGCGGCTGGACTCCAGTGCCAGGTAGCGTCGACGAGAAGCCGAACCACTGCTACGCGACCAACGGCCACTCGAAGCGTTACGTCTGCTGGGGGCGACCGGATAGGATCAGTGACCTTGTCTGGGCCTCCTTGAACATAGCGGTGCACGAGGCGGAGAAGCCAACAATCGTGGTCACCACACGCGACGGGATCGATGTGTCGCCGGCTGAGCGCGCACTCCAGGAACAGATCGCCAAGCACTGCGCCATCGGCCTCGTGCACTTGCACCGAACGATGATCCCCAACCCCGACTACATCGGCTGACACGTGCCCGACACTCCATACAGGAGACCGCACAAACAGCTATCGAGTGACACCGCAGCCCCGGTGTGCCTTAGTCCGGGACCCAGACCAGCAGCATGCCGTCGATTCACCATTTCAGCGGACGTAACCCACGCTCGCCTTTGACCGCGCCTCTCGAAGCCACAAGGAACTCCTCGGGCCACAAGTTCAGACCGCCGCTGGACTGGCGCGAGCCTGCCTTCTCGACGAGTGGCCGACCACGGCACGCCGCTCCGTGATGGGCGGATGAAGTGCCCACCCTGGATCGCCCGCGGCCTGGTCGCCGAAGTCCGCAGCAAACCCAAGCCGACCCTGATCGGAGGCGACCCGGTGCGCGCTTGCCTCCGAACCGCCAACAGGCGCCCCCTGGCCCCTTCACAACTACCCACCCGGACGGGGAGGTCGACGCGATCAAGCTGTTCCTGAAGCAGATGGAGCACTTCGCCAACGAGTGGTCCACGAGCGGTGTCCCGGAGGACTGACGCGACCCCCACCGCAGTGCGGGGCGAGCGCTCTCTTCTGGCTGATGACCAGCAGGCTCCTCCCATCGACCACTGGGGCGGCATGGATCTGCTCCATGCCCGCAACCGGACCGTCCCCTCACCCCCCTCAACGGCCGCAGAAACCATCGGGGCACTGACTCTCCGGTCACGCTTCAACCCCGCCGTAGCGTCGCCGGGGCTGTGAGGTAAGGAGTTCCCGCCCGGCCTGCCGTCCGACCTCGGTCGCAACGGTGGCGGGCACCGGGCACGAGCCCCAAACCCGGCATCCTCTTCTCCAGCGACAAGCCCTCCACAACCCACACGCCGCGCCCGATCAGCGCTCCGAGCGGCACAGGACTGACCGGACATAGACCACGATCAATCACGCAACGGACTTGTCAACAGCGTCGGGCACTTTCGCGCTGAGACGCCTTAGGGCCGCGCACACCTGGCGGAGAGATGTAAATGACCACGTCAGAGACACCTTGCCTGCAGAGCGGAGTCTCTGTGTGGCCGGGGCCAACCCTCCAGCACCGAATCCGCTAGTCTGTCTCAGGTCGGGAGGTCCACTGCCCCGTGCCTACTCAACCGTCGCTTGCAGAACGGCCAGGAGGCGATGGGCACGCCGCCTGACCTGGGACTTTGGTCTGACCGAGCGCGGATTGCCCTCTGGGTTTTCGACAAGGTTTTTCACAAGCCCCAGCCTCCGTAGCTCAGGGGATAGAGCACCGCTCTCCTAAAGCGGGTGTCGCAGGTTCGAATCCTGCCGGGGGCACCACCTGACCAGGCAAAACGCCCCGCCCAAGATCATGGGCGGGGCGTTTCAAGATCAAGTGGGAGCGAAACGGGAGATCAACTTCCCGAGGGCCGTTTCACCAGGTCGACCCGACCCCAGTGCGCCCTCAGCCCAACACTGCGCATGGCCCGCCAGTAGATCTCCTCAAGGCCGGTCAGCCGCTCCTGCCGCATCTCCGGCGTGGGGTGCTGGTACACCGCCTTGATACCGGCGCGCTTGTGCCCTGCCTGCTCGTACTCCAGCGGGGCCTTGACCCCGATCTGAGCCTGAAGCGAGTCGTGCAAGTGCCGGAGGCTACGCATCGTCATGCCGGGCGCGATGGGCTCCCACTTCGCCCGAGCCGACACCCCCTGCCGCTTCAGCCGCTCCGGCCGCCCGTCGGCCGCCGGCCTCAACTGCTTGAGCCAGTTGCTCCGGCGCCACCACTTCCCGTTCTCCGTGGACAGCGGCCACTCGTAAGGCCAGTCCGCCAAGTGGTAGCGCCACAGCCGCGCGAGAAAGGGCGGCAGGTCCAAGTCCCGTACTCTCCAAGGGTTCTTGGTCGGCTCCAGCCGGAGCGCAGTCGGCAGCTTCTCCCCGTTCGGCCCGCGGTCCTGGTACTCGGCCACCTCCTGGACGACGCGCAGGGTGGGGCACTCGAACCAGCCGCCCTCCCAGCGCTGACGACGCGTCAGCAAGCAGGCATCCCTATGCATGCCCACGCCCTCACCCCAGTTGATGCCAGTGAAGGCGGTGGTTATGACGTGCAGCCCCTTCGCCGGGCCCAGTCGCTCGGCGACGAGCAGAGCCTGCTCCGGCGTGTACGCCTCGCCCTCCTCGCTTGCCCGGGGTTTCACGATCGTCGGGGCGCTGACGGCCGCCGCAGTGCGCCGGCGGCCCTGGAGGGGGTTCTGCGGCAAGTAGCGGGCATCAACCGCCGCCGTGAGGACGGTGGACATGAAGCTGACAGTGTGACCCCGGGTGACGTCGTCGCAGGCCAAGAGCATCTGCCAGCCGTCGACGTCGAACCAGTTGATACCTATCAGGGGGGCGTGCTCCCACCTCGGCAGAATGCGCTTCTCAAGGTGCTCCCACCGCTTTTCCATGGTCCGGCCCCGCTTCTCACGCTCGGCCATGAACTTCCTGGCGAACACGCCGAAGTGGGTGCGCATCAGGTCTGGGTCGATCCACGTACCGGCCCTGATCCGGGCTTCCTGCTCCTCACCCCAGTCCTCCGCTGCGGACTTGAGGCGAAACCCCGGCTCCGAGCCGAGCGTGCCGTCGGGCTTCTTGTATCGCGCCCGCCAGGGCGTGTCGCCCTTGCCCCGCTTCTCGGCGTACGCCATAGAGGATGTCCCTCCGCAGTTAGCCGTGCCCCCTACGCTGCTGCGCTGCGCGGGCGCGCACGGCGTCGATGATCTCGATCCGATCCGACACCGATAGATCCATCGCCCACACCGCCGCTTCCTTCGCGTCACTCATGTCTGCGTAGGGCGGCTCACCAGCCGTCGGATCGGACGGCTCGATGGGCGTGCCGTCTCTGTAGGCCGCGCTGATGGTGCCGGTCTTGAGCTGGAGGGCCCTCTCCCACAGCGGCCGTTTGCCACGGCTGATGGTGGCGCGGCCGTTCTCGGCTGAGCTGATGCTCGTCACCGTGACCCCCACCCGGGACGCGAGTCCGCCCTGGGTCAGGTCAAGCGCCTCGCGTCGCGCCTTGAGCTGCTCGCCGACAGGCATGGGGGGGTCGGGGTCCTGGCTCATGCGCCGACAGTTCCACAACTTCTCTAAGAGGTCTACAAGTCCGCTGTAAGAACAGTAGCGCAGCGGGGCGCACGGGGGCGCACAGAGACGGCACAACAGGGGCTATTACACGGCACTTGTATAAGTCTTACACGTGTGCTTGTATCGGCCCATGCCACTCAGAAGCGATGGGGTGGAACTCCGCCGACGCCGTGAACTCCTGGGCCTGACGGCTACGGAGTTCGCCAAGAGGGCGGGGTTCACCCTCACCCACGTAAGCCAGGTCGAACTCGGCAACAACAACGCAGGACCTCGCTACCTGCTGGCTGCGGCCAAGATTCTCAACTGCGAAATCGAAGAGATCACCGACGGCAGCATGCCCACCAGCCCCAGGACGGGGAGCGCGGTATCGGCGGGTGCCGCGTGAGCGTCCCGTCTCTCGCCAACGTGTCCGAGCTGCCGCCGCTACGCGAGGACGTCCTCTATGACGCCGAGCAGGCAGGGCTGTACGTCGGCCGGACTGAGATCTGGATGAAGCGCGCGGCCCGCGCGGACAAGATCCCCGCCCGGCAGGTCGGCCGCTTCTGGAAGTGGAGCGCGGCCAACATCCGCTCGATCGTCGCGGGCGAGCCGCACGTCCCCCAGCGCCGCAAGCGCGCCCGCCGCACCGCCTGATCCACCACGTAAATGGGGCCGCCCGGATGCGACCCGGAACGGCCCCGACCCGCCTCCTACCGAAAGGCGAGCCTTTTCATGGCTGAGACTACCGATCCCCGTACGGTGCCGGCACCGCCGGCCGCACCCGTGGCCGAAAGCCCCCGGGTGCGGATTCCGTCGCCGGAGATGGACCAACTCCGCGCGCACGCCGCGTCGTTGCAGTCCATCCGCCAGGCCGTCATCGACCTGACCGCAGGGCGCCCGGACACGCACATGATGACGGTGGGCGAGCTGCGCGCCGCCGTGATCGCCCCGCCTGCCGCTGGTGTCCCGCTCCCGGTCACCTGGTCCGGCGACCTGGTGGGCCCGACCGGCGGCGGCCCCCGTGCGCAGACCCTGCTCCCGCTCGTCACGTCCTACGGCACGGCGGCCCTCCTCGCCGTCGACGACGAGGAGCGTGCCCGCCTCGCCGGGAAGCTCGCGGCGACGCTGCACCCGGCCGAGGCCTGCACGACCCCTGGGTGTGGCGCGACCGAGACCGAGCTGGATCTCTATGCGGACGACGACGATCACCACTTGGCTGGCTGGATCGCCGTACGGGTCTCCGGCACCGACGGCCCGACTCGCTGGTGGTGCTCGCTAGCCTGCGCCACGTCCGCGATCGTGGCGGGCGGTGCCGAGCTGGCCGACGTCGACCGTACGGCCGCCGCCACGCCCGTGCCGGGTCCGGCCGAGGACGACGTGTTGGCGCGCTGTCACCGGTGCGGGTGCACCGAGGAGCGTGCCTGTCCTGGCGGATGCGCCTGGGTGTCCGGTCTGATGATCGATCTGTGCAGTGCGTGTGTGCGCCCCGCCGCCCAGGGCGACGGCTTCTACCGTCCGTGCGGCTGCCCGGTGCTCCTCAACCGGCACCTCGACGGTTGCGAGGGTACGCCCCTGACGGCGCACGACGTGGCGGGCGGCGCGGCCGGCGGTGTGCGATGACGACGGCTCTGGACACGTACCTGGGCTGGGACCTGCTCCAGCACGCCGACGGGTGCAAGCGCCCGTCGTGGATCGTCGACATCAAAGTGACCAACGACCGCGCGTTGCGGCCGTACCACCGGGACGACGCGACGCACGCGTGCCCGAACGAGAACTGTGACCACCACAGCTCGTTCGAGGAGACGACCGTCCGGATCGTGTGCGGCTCCTGCCACATGGCGCACGTGATCCGGGGCGAGGACGTCCGCCACAGCACCGAGCCGCTGCGCCACCTCCGGTACGGGCTGCCCCCGCGCAAGGTCGCCGGGCTGTTCCTCTACCCGGCCGAGCCGTTCCTCGACTTCGGCCGGCTGAGTACGGACGAGCCGCACGACTTCGTCGTCACCGCGACCCGGGTCGACCGGGTCACCGCTGATGACGTCGTCGGAGTGGTCCAGCAGGGGCGTGGCAAGCGCGGCGGCATCCAGTGGGCCGCCCTCGCGGTCCCCGACCCCAACGGCCAGTACGGGCTCAGCTACACCGGTGTGAAGTTCGCCGCCGCCACGGACGTGCCGCGCACGGTCGCCGCCGCCGCGAAGTGGGTCGCCGCCCGCCTCGCCGAGAAGACCACCCCCACTGGGGACTGCGGTCACTCGGCCGACGAGGTCCCGGCGGGCGGTGTGCGCCGTGGCTGAGGCAGCTCTGGGGCGCGACGCCCTGCGGGCGATCGCCCGTGACGGCCTGGCGCTCCCGCGTGCCCCGTACCCGGGGCAGAAGTGGCAGCCGACGACGCCGGCGGAGAAGCATCTGGTGGCAGAGGGCCGACGGCTGGACGGCCACCGGCGCCGCCTGCTGGCCGAGATCGCGCGTATGCAGCTCGCCGCGAACCGGGCCCGCGCGGCGCGCCGAGGCGGCCGACGTCCGGTGTCGCCGGTGTTCGTGGAGCCGCTGACCGAGCGGGACCTGGAGACCCTGACCGCTGCGGCGGCGGGCGAGTCGGAGAGCGAGACGGCGGCCCGTCTGGGGCTGACGACGGCCGGGGTGAGGAGCCGTCGCACCACGGCGCGGCTGCGCCTGGGCGCGACGACGTTCGCGCAGGCGCTCGTGATCGCGACGGCCGCCGGCGTCATCAGTCCCGCCGGGGGTGTGGGGTGATCGCCGCCGGTGTGCTGGTGCTCGTCGTCGTCGGCACCGTGTACGTCACGGCCGGCGCGCTGCCCGCGCTGCTGCTCCTGGCCGCCGCCGGTGTGCTCGCTGTCACCGCTGCGCTGTTCCTGCTGCTGCTCCTGGCCGTGGCCGGTGCGTACGCCCGCTGGCGTGCCCGGCCTCTGGCGCCTCTGACCCGGGTGGCCGCGTGCCGGGTGGCGGTCCGTCTGTGGATCTCCTCTCGTACGGCCGCTCACCCGGTGCCCGGCGCGCGGGTGCGGCCAGAGACACCCCCGCTCGTCCACCGCTACCGCTACCGCAAGGACCCGCTGTGAGAGACACCCTCGACCTGGTCGACGCCTTGTTCTCCCCGCTGGGGGTGTGGCTGGCCGTCACCTTCCTGATGGGGGTGGCCGTGCAGTTGGTCGGCCTCGTCGGGCTGGTGGCCGCGATCGGCCGCCGCACCGCCGACATGGTCCGCACTGCCCGCGCCGCGCGCCGGGCGCGTGGGGCGGACGACGACGGCGAATGGGCCGTCGTCTCGCCGCCGCCCGGCCCGTAGACACCCGGCGGGCGGGAGACCACAGAGCCCCCACCCGCCGGTGACAGACCGGCGGCCCGCCCCCTGCCCCCGCCGGGCGGGCCGCCACCCCCACACCTTCCGCACCTTCCTTCCACACCGGAGACCCCCGTGCGACGAGACGTACAGCTCGGCATCATCGCCGAAACCCTGCGCAAGACCATTCCCGGCGTCGACGCCGCCGTTGCAGAGCGGATCTTCACGGCCCTGTACGGGCGTCCGAAGGAGCCCGGCATCACGCCGTTGGCGGCGATCACCGAGGTTCTGCGCCGCCCGGTCCCGAGCGTGGCCACGGCCGACCTGATCACAGGCGCCGATGTCCGCGTGTACGACGCCGGCGTCGACGACGCGGCCGATGTGCCGACGCCGTGGGCGATGGAGGTCGCCGTGCTGGCAAAAAAGATCCATGACCGGCTGTTCGGCGGGCAGGGCCCTGCCGACGCGCCCCCGCCGGACCCCAGGGAGTTGTCCCCGGTCGCGGCGGCGGAGGACGCCAAGCGCCGCCGCGACCTGAGCGGAGAGATCGACGCCCTGATGGGCGGTGAGCGGGCACTGAAGACCGCGCCCTGGTACCCGTCCCTGGCCGGTGACCTGGTCCACGTCCACTACGAGGCCGCCGGCCACGGCCTGCCCGCGTGGGGCGAGACGTACGAGGTAATCGAGGACCCCGAGTTCGCCGAGGACATGCGGCTGCGCCTGGTCCACCACACCGCCCAGGGCGACGCCGCCATCATGACCGGCGCCTGGGCGAAGGAGTCCGGCGACATCGACCCGCTGTACGACATGTGGTTCGAGGCCGGACCGGCCGTCCTGACGATCGTCCGCGACGGCCGTGTGGTGCACCTCGGCCCCGCCGTACCCGGCGCGTGAACCCCGGCCGCCGGGCCGGGTGCGGGGCCATGGGCCTGCACGCCTACGTCTACCCGCGCCTGTACCCGTGCGGGTGGCGCTGCCCCCTGCACACGCCGGCGGCAATGGCCGGGCGGCCCGAGCCGCCGCCCGGCCCCGGCTGGCCCATCCACCGCACCCCACCCACCGAATCGAACGTCTAAGCGAAAGGGCTTGATGATGGAGTCCACAAACCACCCCAGGCCGTCGCCGAGGATGCTCGCCGCGCGCCCGGCGCGCCCCGAGTACACCGGGCTGCCGGCGTCCGAGGCCCCGGCCCCGCCGATCCGTGAGGCGCTGCGCCGCGACCGGCCCGCCGTGCTTGACGAGCGTTGGGACCGCGGCCGGTACGAGATGGCCCTGCGATACAGCGAGTTGGCACCGCCGCCGCGGCTGCTGGCGTTCGTGCTGTCGCACTACGCGGCCCGCTCGCGCGGGACCATCCCGGGCCCGGACGTGCCCGGCACCTACCGGCTGGCCAAGGCCACCGGACTATCGGAGTCCTCGGCCCGCAACAGCCTGCTCGTGCTGGAGCGTGACGGCTGGCTCTCCCGCTCCAGGCCGGACGGGAAACCGGCCGTCGACGGGCCTCCGATCAGGCTCACGATCCCGGCGGACACGCACCTGCCCCGGCGCCCGGACCGTCACCCGGACGCGCGTAACGGCGGCCACGACCACCACGCCCCGTGATGGCTCGTCAGTTATCGATCCTCGCCGACGAGGGCGAGGACCCCGAGTCCCAACACGAGGCCGAGGCCCGGCGCCGGTTCGGGCCGCCCCGGGTGGACGTGACACCGATCGCCACGTCCGGCCGGACCGAGTACACCGCGTTCTGCCCGCGCTGCTCCGCCGTCCACCGCCACACCAGCCCCGGCCCGCGCCGGGGCCCGTGCGGCGCCCGCTACACCATCCCGCCCGACACCGGACCCGACGAGACCGAGTAGGAGACCGCGCCCGTGCCGTACGCCGAGGACGCCGCAACCCGCCCCGTGGGGGCGGCTGTTGGCGACCGCCGGCACCGGCAGCGGGTGCGGTACCCGATGCGGATCGTGACCGGGGAGTACGCGGACGTCGACGTCGCGGTGTACGGGAAGGTGGCCGCGCTCGCCCAGCGCGGACGCGGTACCGCGTCGGTGGAGAAGATCGCCGGATTCCTCGGCCTGTCCAAGTCCACGGCGGAGAAGGCCCTCACACGCCTTTCCCACCCGCACGGTGACGACGAGGTGGCCGAGGTCCTGGTCCGCCGCCGCACCCACGCCATCAGCGGGACGGGTCAGACGGCTGAGCGCTGGGTGCGCCGCGTCGACGAGCGGGCCGAGGCGTGGGTTTGGGCGCCGATGCTCGCAGGCGACACGCTGCGTCCCCGGCTGCACCGCCTCTACCTGGCGACGCGCTACGCCCAGCGCACCGGGCACCAGGCGACGCTCGCCGAGCTGGGCGAGCTGCTGCGTCACCGCACCGGTCCGCGCGCCGGGCAGCCGCTCCACGAGACCACCGTGGCGCGCCTCCTGGCCGAGCTGGAGAGGGCCGGCTGGATCACCGTGGACCGGCGCGCCGGACGCCGTGGCCGCCACCTCATCGTCACGCACGATCACCCGCTCCACCCGGTCACCGACGCGCCGGTGACCCCCTGCACTGAGTACGGATCGGGTCCCGATCTTGAGTACGGATCCCCCGCGTATAAGGAAGACCCAGAACTGGACGACCTTGAGAAGTCGCACGAGCGTCTTCCTTCCCGCCGTAGGCGAGACACCGGTAGTAGAGCTGTGGATAACCGCGGCCGTGACGGAGTGTCACCGCCGTACGCGGGGCCGGATCTTCAGCTCTCGCCGCGTGTCTGGGCCGTCCTGGCCCCGGTCCGGCACCTGCTCCCCGGTATCAGCCCGTACCTGCTGCGCGAGGCGGCCCGGGAGATCGGCCATCAGCTCGACACGTACGCCGACGTCGAACGGCTGTGCGCCCGCGTGAGGGCCCGGCACAACACCGCCGAGGGCGGAGAGATCCGGGACCCGGGTGCGTGGCTCCTGGGGGCGGCTCTGCCCCGCCACGGGTGCGGCTTGGCCGAGTGCGAGGGCGGAGTCCTGTGGTCGACCGGCCGCCGGTGCGGCGTGTGCGCCGAGCCGCGCACCGCGCACCCGCCTCATCCGCCGGGCGCCGTGCCCGGCGCCCTTCCACCCACAGGCACCTGACCCGGAGGCCCGCCATGCTCACCCTCACAGCCCCCGCCGCCGCGCCGGACACCAGCACCGGCGACCACGACGACGACCTGACACACACCTTTTGTCTCTGCGACCCCGACACCGCCCTGTGCGGCGCCGATCTCACCGGCACCCCGGTGAGCACCGACCCCCTCGACCTCCTCTGCGTCGTCTGCGAGGACCTGCTGCCCCACCACTGCCCCCGCTGCTGCGGCGACGGGGGGTGCGGAGGTGGCCAGTGACCACGGCGTAGACCGGTGCGCCGTCTGCGGTGCGCGGATCCGCTGGACCACCACCGCCCGAGGCCTCGCGCTGGCCGTCGACGCCGACCCCGACCCCACCGGCAACCAGGCCTGCTACACCGACGTCGCGGGCACGCTCCGCTCCCGAGGCCTCACCAAGGAACGCCCCACCCCGGAGCACTCCGAGTGGATCGCCCGCCCGCACGTCGCCGCCGGCCACACCCCCCGGAGCAACAGCGACACCCCCCGGCGCCGCACCGGCGTGCGGCCCCCGCCCTGGCGGCGGCCGTGACCCGGGCACTCGGCCAGGTCCCCGCCGCCGCCAAAGATCACATCGCCGCGAATCTCCTGACCCACCTCAACGCCGACCAGCAGCGGATCACCGAGGCCGAGGCCGACACCGCCGCCGCTGCCGTCGTCCTCGCGCTGCGCGCCGACGGCTGGCACATCACCGCACCACCACGCCCACGCCCATGAACCCGACCAGCCGCACCCACCCAGAGGACCCCGTGCCCCGTCCCACCCGCGCCCTCCAGGCCGCGTACGCCACCGGCGCCCTGGCGGTCTTCACCGCCGCCCTCCAGCACGCCGCCGCCGGCCACTGGCCCCAGGCCCTCGCCACGACCGCCCTCGCCGTCCTCCTCGTCGACGGCGCCGTACGCGAAGCCGAGTACAGCGCCGTACGCGACCAGCTGCGTGCCGCCATCGAGGAGCAGACCCAGCGCGAGACCCGCGCCCGCACCGCCGCCGGCATCAAGGCCGACTGCGAAGCGGTCTGGCAGGACCTCCTCAGCACCTGCTGCCTCACCGGCTGGGACACCGCCGGCCTCCACCACGACCCCGCCAACTGCACCCGTAAGGACACCCGATGAACCGCCCCAGCGCCTACCTGCTCCCGCTCCTGATCCTCACCCTCGGCACCGCGGCCGGCGCACACGGCTGGTGGCTGGCCGCCATGGCGTGCGCCGGTATCTCCGCCATCCTCTTCCCCGCCCCCCGGACCCACCCCACGAACACCCCCGCGCCCGCCCCGGCGCCCGCTCCGGCACCTGACGGTCCGGGCCTGCGCGACACCGACTCCCGCATTCTCCACGCCCGCTACACCGACGCCATAGCCATAGAGCAGTACCGGCAGACCATCGAGGGCATCGACACCCGCAGCCCCGAGTCGGCCCAATGCCTCGCCGCCGCGATCCTGGCGGACCGGGAGGCGGTCATGGAAACGCTGCTGAACGACCGCGCGGACGACGAGGCCCAGATCAACCGCCTCGCCGCGTCCGTCGCCACCAGCAACACCGCCTGGCGGCAGGCGAACAGTCTGGTGCGCATGTGGGACGCCGCCTCCGGCGCCGACGCCCCCGGCCTCAAGCGCGCCGCCACCGAGCTGCGCGAGATCCTGCGCCCCACCCCATGAGCGCCGACTCTCACACCTTCCCCCGCGCCTTCCTGTTCCACCACCGAGCCGGAACCCTCGCCGGGCTTCAACTTCCCTCCGGCCGCGTACTCCTGGCCGAAGACGTGGATTACGGCTTCGCCACCGTCGCCCCCACGACGGAAGACCTCCTCAAGGGCTACCCGGGCGCCCGCATCGAGTGGCCCGGCGCCTGCTGATCTTCGCGCGGGCGCGCGCCTGCGTTCGCGCGCGCGGTAACCGCAGGCGCGCGCCCGCGCGCGAGACCCACACCCATACCCGCCGGTACCCCTGACCGGCGCCCACCGCACGGAGACACCATGATCGAGAACACCGACAGCCACGCCAGCCGCATGGCGATGCTCGCCGGCGCCCTGACCGGGCGGAGCACCGACGACCTGATCCGAGAACAGGAGAAGGCCGGCCAGGAGCAGTTCCTCGCCTCCGACCACCTGCCCACCGAGATGGACCGGCCGGCGTTCGAGGCCCTCGGCTTCACCTTCGCCCAACCCGCCGCCGCCGACCCGCTGTTCGCACCGGCCACAATGCCCGCCGGCTGGACCCGCCAAGGCTCCGACCACGACATGTGGTCGTACCTCCTCGACGAGCACGGCCGCCGCCGCGCCTCGATCTTCTACAAGGCCGCCTTCTACTCACGGTCGGCCTCCATGAACCTCATCGGCGTCGGCGGCTACGTGAGAGAGCAGGCACTCAAGGGCCAGCCGATCATCACGGACGACACCTGGGCCACCCCCGCCGCCCTCACCGAGGCCGCCCGCAGGTTCATCGAGGAGGCCGACGACCGTATCGCCCACTTCACCGAGCAGGGTGACCACGAGGCCATCGCCCAGTTCACCGACGAACGCGCGAAGTACGCGGCCGTCCTCGCCCAGTTCGCCACCCCGGACGCCGACCGTGAGTAGCGCCTGCGCCATCTGCCGGCGCGCCCACCGAGACCAGGGCGACGCGCACCGTACGGCGTGCGACCGGTGCGAGCACCGCATCAGGGGATGGCTACGCGAGATCCCCCGCCAACTCCCGCTCCTGGAGGCCTCGCTCGCCCTCGACGGCGGCCCCGCCCAGGGACGGTCCGCCGGCCGCGCCCACTCACCGCTCCCACTGCGCGGCGACGTCCTCAACCTGCTCGGCCCCGCCGCCCCCGGAACCGTCACCGACCACCACGGCGACCAGAGCGGCACCCTGCCTGTCCTCGCCCAGGTCTACGCGTGGGCCTCGACGATCGCCGACGCCCGCGGGCGCGACCTGCCGCCCTTCCGGCCGGGCGCCGACTACACCCGCTACATCGCCGCCAACCTCCCGTACACCTGCACCCGCCCCTGGATCGTGGATCTCTTCACCGAGATCGGCGAGGTCGTCCACACGGCGCGCGCCATCACCCGCACCGAACCGCGCCGACGCCCCAAGGACGCCCCCTGCCCCTCCTGTTCGGCTTTCGCGCTCATCGAGGAGGACTGGCAGCCGTACGTGGAGTGCGCCACCTGCGGGCTGCTCCTGACCCACGACGAGTACGCGGCGCACCACCAGACGGTCATGCCCCCGCTGTACCGCACCGCCCTGCGCCTGGCCGTGCACCAGGCCACCCAGACCACCCGGAAGGACGAACCGGCATGAGCAGCACCCCCGAAGACCGCGCCGCCCGGCGCGCCGAAGTACGCCGCCTCACCGAAGACGAGGGCCTGAGTCAGCGCGCCACCGCCGCCCGCCTCGGCATCAGCAAGGAGACCGTGAAACGGGACCTCGCGCACAGTGGCGCGCCCCAGGAGTCAGGTGGCGCGCGCCACGAGCCCCCGGCACATGTGCCACCCGTGCCCCACCCCGGCCCCGGCGCACCCCGCGCGGCTCAGCCGGCACGCCCCGGCACGCTCCAGGAACCGGGTGGCGCGCGCCGCTCGACGCGCGCAACGCTGGCCGCACAGACCGAACGGGCACACGCCGCCATGCGACAGCTCGCCGACGCGGTCGCCGAAGTCGTCGACGCCCGCATCCCGTACACCCTGGTGCGCGACGAGGTGGCGCACGACTGGGCCGCCCAACTGCGTCAGCACGCACAGCAACTGGTCCACGAGCGGCAGCAGTTCGCCGACTACTACTCCGGCGCGCTCGTCGCGGGCGCCACCGTGAGCCGCCGGCCCACGACCGATGCGCCACCCGGGCCAGTGGTGCACCAATCGCCCGGTACACCTGCGCCCACCACTCCGAAGACTGGACGATAAGGACATGACGACCATCGACCCCCACCGCCCGTACATCCAGGCTGTCCAGCACACCCTCGGCGACCTTCACGACCCGTCCGAGTCCTGGACCGAGTACGCCTCGGACGACGGCGAGCAGATGCTCATGGAGAGCGTCATCCAGCTCGCCTGGGGGGTGACCGACGCCACCGGGTGGACCGGGGACGACGACCGCGTCCTGCTGCTCTGGGACCAGGTCCACGGCTGGACCTGGGCGGTCGCCACCGAGCCCGGCCGCACCAGCGAGCCCGAGCCCCTGATCACCGGCACCCTCGTGCCCGACCCCGGCGACGTCGCCCGCGCCGTACGGAACCTGCTCGACGGCGAGAGCGGCCAGCTCCCCATCACCGGCGGGGAGCGGCCCCACAGCGACCCGGTCACCCTCACCCCCGGGCTGGAAGCCGCGATCGGGACCGACGGCCAGGTGGGCATCGGCCCCGCCGACGCGCTCGCCCTGTCCGCGTACGCCGACCCGATCCGTACGCTGTCCGACGCGTTCACGGCGGCCGGGCTGCCCGACGCCACCGTGGGCACGGGCATCCACTGCGACGTCGGGGTCCGGATGACCCCGGACGACGGGCGCGCCCTCGGCCAACTCCTCGGCCTCGGCGATCCCGCTCTGTTCCCGATGGCGCTCTGGAACGTCGGTGTCCAGCCGCTCGGCGGCTCCACCACACCCGCCGGCGTCACGCTCTGGCTCGACGGCGCCGCCGCCGGCCGCCTGACCGCCCTTCTTCACCAGAATGATCAACAGCGACGACACATGAGAGATGGTCAGCAGATGAGCGAGCAAGTGAACGTGCGTGTCCTGCTGTTGGTGGGCACCGAGGCGGAGATCGTGGCGGACGCTGCGGACGCCGGGGAGCCGGCGCGGTACCCGGCGGCCGAGATCGCGGAAGCGGTCGGCGTGCCGGTCCGGGATCTGCCGGGGACGCGGCTGTCGGCTGTGGTCGGCGCGGGTGACCGACTGTCAGGCTGGGCACTGCGGTAGGCGGTTGGGGCGGCCCCTGGTCTGCGGACTAGGGGCCGTTTCCTCACCCAAGAGTGTTGCAAATCAATCCTTCAATAGGGCATAATAGAGCCCAAGAGGGAACGGGCCGCGAACCCCAACCCACCACCCACAGAAAGGAAGGAAGCCGAAATGGCCGACTCCGAAGACCAGGCGATGAAGAAGCTCGCCCAGCACCTCTCGATGAGCTACGTCGTCCTCGCGACGCTGTGCATCAACCTCCCCATCGCGGTGACGCTGCCCACGGGCGAGGTGTCCAACGTGGACATCGTCCCGGCCATCCGCAGGACGATGGAGATCATCGAGGATCAGCCGATGCCCGAGGAGCAGCAGGCGACCCTCTTCGCCGCATGCTCGTTCTGGCTCGGAGCCGTGGACCTCTACGGGCTCCTCACCCGCGATTTCCACACCGCCCGCGCCCACTCGGCAGCCGCGTGCCTGCTGATGTGTGACGACGTGATGGGCGACCTGATCGAGTGGCTGACGGACAGCCACCAGGAGTAGAACCACCGTCGCCCCCGGCAGCCAGCCGGGGGCGACGCCCTTACCCCGGACAGCACAAGACCGGCAGCGCCAGGCCGAAGCCCAGACACCCCGAAGGGCGCTCGCGAAACACTGCCGGTCACACCCAGCCAGAAAGGCCGGACCACCATGGTAGACAGCCCCACCCCCAAGGGCGAGACGCTGCGCGAGATCGCCGCCCGCCACGGCCGCGCGTACGACACGCTGCGCACCGTGTGGTCCCGCCACCCCTCGTGGCCGGCCCCCCTCGGCAGACGGGGCCGGTCCTACATCTACGACCCGGCCGCCGTCGACCAGGTCGTGGCCGAGCACTTCGAGCGGGCCGCCGTCGAGCTGGAGGCGCGCCGGCTGTACACCGCCCGGCAGATCCAGGACGCGACCGGTATCAGCGCGGCCACGATCCGCGCCGACCAGTCCAAGGGGCGCTGGCCGGCCCCCGACGACACCAGCGGGCCCGCGAACCGCTGGTACGGCAAGACGGTCACGAACACCGTCGCCAAGCGGCGCAACTACAGGTAGGTGGCACTCTGCTTGCCAAGATCAGCACTTAGCGTCACACTCTCACCAGCACCAGAAGTGTGCCCAGACCACGTACCGGCCCCCGCCACGGCGGGGGCCGCACGCATGCAGGGGGTGACCATGGCTGGCACTCCGCTCTACACCGCCCCCGAGGCCGCCGCCCAGGCCACCCAGTGGCGCCGCCTCATGTCCGCCGGCGCGGCCGAGGTCAAACCGGCCACCATCCGGAAATGGGCAAGCCGAGGCCATCTTGCCCCGCACGGCCTGGACGACCACGACCGCCCGCTCTACGCCCACACCGACCTCGCAGCCGCCGAACTTGCCACCCGTGCCCGCGCCCTGCGCCTCGCCGGCATCCCCGAGGCCTGACACCCCTCGAACACCGGCCCATCACAAGAGCGTCACAGAACCCCCGTACGGCCGTACGGGGGCCGAACAGCGGCCAGGGTGAGCCGGATGAGACCCGCATACACGGCTGCCGTGAGCGCCGCCTTACTCCTCGTCCTGACCGGCTGTAGCGACGGCGGCAAGACCGAGGCCAAGACGTCCGAGACGGCGCCCTCCGCGTCGCCCACGGAGAAGGTGGCCCCGGAGCCGGCCGAGCTGAAGATCGGCGCCGAGTACTCCTGGGAGAGCGACGTCGACGGCTACACCGCGACGGGCGCCACCACGGTTCTCAGTTACGAGCAGCCGGTCAAGGGGACATCGCTTCCAGGCGAAGGGCTCGGGCTGGCTGACCCCGAGTGGGCCGCCGTTGAGGTCAAGGTGTGCAACGCGGGCCCCGACCCGATCAGTGTCTCTCAACTGCCCTGGTCCCTCAGATTTCCCGACGACACCCGCGCGGACACCACCGGCCTCAACGGCGGCGATCTACCCAAGCCGGAGTTCCCCACGGAAGACACGGTCGTGAGGGCCGATGACTGCCTCCGGGGGAAGATCCCCTTCGCCGTGGAGCGCGGTACACGCCCGGATCTCATCGTCTATACGCCGAGCGCGTCCTCACCGGTGGAGTGGACCGTTCCTGCGGAGTAGCAGGGGGTGGCGCCCGTGGCCGGCATACGCAACGGGCGCCCATACCGCCGCCTCTGCGCCACGCAGCGCGCCCTCCGTCTGCCCTGCTGGTTGTGCGGCTACGACATCCGGTACGACATCACCGGCCCCCTCGCCAGCCGTCACCGCGACGCGTTCACCCTCGACCACCTCATCCCGCTCAGCCTCGGCGGCGACCTCCTCGACCCTGCCAACGCCCGTTCTGCGCACCGTCGGTGCAACAGCTCCCGGGGCAACCGGCTCACCACCGCGCTCAGTACGACGTCCCGGAGGTGGTGACGCCGGTGCTTCACGTGGTGACCGGCCCGCCGGGTGCGGGCAAGAGCAGCTGGATCCGTGCTCACGCGGGGCCGGGGGACATCGTCATCGACCTGGACCTGATCGCGCTGGCCTTGGCCGGCCCGGGTGCTGACCACCACGCGCACGGCGATGCGCTGCTGAAGGTGGCTCACCGGGCGCGCACGGCAGCGCTGCACCAGGCCGAGCAGCTGGTCGACGAGGTCGACGTGTACCTGATCCACACCATGCCGCAGGCCAAGGCACGCGCGCGCTACCGGCGGCTCGGTGCCCGGATCGTGGTGGTCGACCCCGGTGAGGACGTCGTACGGCAGCGGGTGCGGGACATGCGGCAGCCGGGGATGGACCGGGTGGTCACCCGGTGGTACCAGGAGTACCGGCGAGGTGGTTCACGCCCAGTGACACGACAGGCGTCGCGCGACTGGTGATCGAACCGATCATGATCGAAGCGAGCTGAAGCGATCGTCGGCGCCGCTGTCGGTCGTTCGACGGGGGTAGTGGGTCGAAAGTCGGGCGAAGGAGCGGGCGACCCAAACGCCCTTGTCTCCCGCCTCTCTCCCCGGCGCGAATCGCTAATCCCGAACCGCTGCCATCCACCCCATTAGTGACGCTCCGTTACATCACGCTCTGTCACTCTTCATGATCATTCGCCTGTTACGGAGGGTGATGTCGTGTTTGGTGGCGATGCGTCACCGCCCCGCAAGCTCCGTGCCGGCGCCGTGACCAAGGCGACCCGGGCCGAACTCGAACAGCTCGGAGTCGACCCCGAGGCCAACGCGGCAGCCGCCGCCGCGTTGCGGCTGGCGAAGGAACTCGACTCGGCGCGCGATGCGCGTGAAACGGCCCCCGCCGCTCGGGAGTTGCGGCAGGCGATGGGCGTCGTACGGGCCCTGGCGCCGGTCAAGGAGCGGGGGGACAAGATCGATGAGCTCAACGCTCGCCGTCAGGCCCGCGGCGCCTGAGTCTCTGCGGGGCTGCCAGAGTCCGCGGATCATCTCCACTCCCCACTACCGGCGGATCGAGACCGGCCGGTGGGACGGCATGGAGGACCAGGAGGCGCTCGCCTTTCGCTCTCCGGCCGGCACGGAGTGCATCGAACTGGCCGAGTCGTACGGCACGGTCCTCGATCCGTGGCAGCGGCTCGCGTTCCACCACTCGCTCGCCGAGGACGACGCCGGCCTGTGGTCCGCGTTCGAGGTCGTCCTGGAGGTCTCCCGGCAGAACGGCAAGGGCGGCTTCCTGGAGTGGAGGCAGCTCGGGGGCGTGCTGCTGTTCGGCGACAAGCTGATCATCCACACCGCGCACCAGTTCAAAACGGCCGCCGAGAGCTTCATCCGACTGGACGAGATCATCGGCAGTTACGACGACCTCAGCCGCCGCGTCAGGCGCGTCATCAGGTCCCACGGGGACGAGGGGTTCGAGTTCTTCAACGGCGCCCGCATCCGCTTCCTGGCCCGCTCGGACGCCTCCGGCCGAGGGTTCAGCGGGGATACGGTGATCATGGATGAGGGGATGATGCTGCGGGCCGCGCCGATGGGCGCCCTGCTGCCGACCATGTCCGCCCGCCACAACCCTCAGCTCATCTACACCGGATCAGCAGGTGTGGGTGAGGAGTCCGAGCAGCTCGGGACACTGCGCGCGCGGGCCCTGGCCGAGACCGAGGAACCAGACCAGAGCCTGGTCTACCTGGGCTACGGGATCGATCCGCACGTCAAGGAGTGCGCGCGCGACGAGCGCGAGCGGATCGTCTGCCGGGACCACGACGACCGCGACGACCCGAGGTCGTTCGCGAGGGCCAACCCGGCGATGGGTATCCGTATCCGGGAGGCGCACATCTGGCGCGAGCACGCGACGATGAGGGCCGATCTGTTCGACCGTGAGCGTCTGGGTGTCGGCACCTACCCGGTGGCCGTCGACGATGCGTGGAAGGTCGTGTCGAAAGAGGCGTGGGAGGCCCTGGCGGATCCCTCGTCGGCGCTGGCGGACCCGGTGGCGTTCGCGGTCGACGTGACGCCGGAGCGGTCCCACGCGGCGATCAGCGCGGCCGGTGGCAACGGGCAGTCCACGGAGGCCGGCGATGTCGTCCACCTGGAGGTCATCGAGCACCGCCCCGGCACGGCCTGGGTGGTCGACCGGCTGATGGGCCTGGTGGAGAAGCACCGGCCGTGCGCGGTCGTCATCGACACGTTCGGCCCGCCGTCGTCGCTGATCCCCGCGGTCAGGAAGGCCCTGGCCGCGAAGCTGGAGGAAACCCGCAACCCGTACTACGAGGACCTGCTCATCGAGGCGAAGGCGCGCGACGTCGCCAACGCCTACGGGCAGGTCATCGACCTGATCGAGAACCAACAAGTGGTGCACCTGGGACAGGCCCAGGCGCCACTCACCACCGCTCTGGCCGGCGCCGACACCCGGCCCGTGGGCGAAGGCAAGACGTGGGCGCGGCGTACGTCGTCGGTGGACATCAGCCCGCTGGTGGCCGCCACGAACGCCGCGTACGGCCACGCGGAGCGCAAGGACGTAGTACCGGAAGGGGCGCCGAACCTGTGGTGATGACCGTGCTGGAGATCCTGTTCGTCCTGGCCGTGCTCGCCGGCGTCGCGATGTGGTCGCTGCCGGCAGCGCTGATCCTGGCTGGCGTGCTCGGGGTCGTCGCCGTGGAGCGCCGCCAGGCCGAGGCCGCGCCGCCGAAGCCGAAGGAGGCACCGGAGTGAAGGGACTGTTCGGCCTGTTCGACCGGCGGAGCCTGGAGGACCCGGGCACCCCGCTGACCGATACGGCGCTGCTGTCCTGGCTGGGCGGGGCAGCGACCGACGCCGGCGTCGCCGTCAGCGAACAGACCGCGCTCCGCATGCCGGCGGTGTGGCGCTCCGTGACCGTCATCGCCGGCGTCTCCTCGGCCCTGCCGCTGCCCACCTTCAAGACCGGCACCCGGACACGGACAGTAAACGCGCTGCTGGAAGACCCGCACCCCGAACTCACGCCGCTGGAGGTCTGGCGCCTGGCGTACCTGTACCGGGTGCTGTGGGGCAACGCCTACCTCCAGAAGATGAGGGCCCCCTCCGGACAGGTGAAAGAGCTGTGGCCCATCTCGGCCAACCGGGTCCAGGTCGACCGCGAGCGCCCGACCCCGGACAACCCGACCGGCAAATGGTTCTGGGCGACCGACGACTGGGGCGTGACGCACCGCCTCACGCCGCGCGACATCCTGCACATCCCCGGCCTTGGGTACGACGGCCTGACCGGGGTGTCCCCCGTACGGCTGGCGTCACAGGGCATCGGCCTCGCCCAGGCAGCGGAGAAGGGCGCCGCGCGCCTGTTCGGCTCCGGCAACATGCTCGGCGGCGTGCTCCAGACCGAGCAGCGCCTCAACGCCGAACAGGCGAGCCAGCTCAAGGAGAGCTGGCGGGCGAAGATGTCCGGCGTCCACAACAGCCACGAGGTCGCCGTCCTCGACTCCGGGGCCAGCTTCAACCCGGTGACGATGCCCAACACCGACGCCCAGTTCCTGGAGTCCCGCGAGTTCCAGAACACCGAGATCGCCCGCATGTTCGGCGTGCCGCTGTTCCTCCTCATGGAGACGAGCAAGAGCACGTCCTGGGGGACGGGGCTGGAGCAGCAGGCCACCGGCTGGGTGAAGTTCGACCTGGCCCCTACCTGGCTGGCGCCGACCGAGCAGCGCATCACCAAAGAGCTGCTCGGCAAGACCGAGTACACGAAGTACCAGGTGGCCGGACTGCTGCGCGGCGACTCGGCCGCGCGGGCGACGTTCTACCGGGCGATGCGCGACACCGGTGTCATGTCCGCCAACGACATCAGGGAGCTGGAGGACCTGCCCCCGATCCCCGGGACCGCGGGCGACGTCTACCTCCAGCCCACGTACATGGCGCCGCTCGGCTCCAACCCGCTGGCCCCCGACGAGGCCCCGCCCGAGGTCAAGGCCGCGTGGCACCAGGCCGAGGCACACCGCTTGCTGAACCCAACCCCCGCTGCTGACCCAGGAGGCGACGATGCCCGCAACCCTGATCGGGACTGAGGAGCGCCGGCGCCTGTCGCTGTCGGCGGCCGACGTCGTGATCCGTGCCGAGGGCGGGGCCGAGCGCTTCGGCGGATACGCCGCAGTGTTCAACTCCCGTACCAGCATCGGGAATCCGCTGCGCTGGGGGTTCTACGAGGAGATCGCCGACGGGGCGTTCACCAAGACGCTCACCGAGGGCGACGCCCGCATGCTGATCGACCACGACTCGTACTACGTCGTGTCACGGGTGTCCGCCGGCTCGCTGCTGCTGGCCGAGGACGAGCACGGCCTGGCCGTCGACTCCGCGCTCGACCAGGACCTGAGTTACGTCTCGGACCTGCGGGCCAACGTCCGCAACCGGAACATCACCGGCATGTCGTTCGGGTTCTACGTCATCAAGGACGAGTGGAACTCGGAGTCGGTGGAGATCGAGGGCGCCGATCCGGTCCAGGTCGACGTCCGCGTCATCCGGGAGGTACGCCTGGTCGAAGTCAGTGCGGTCACCTTCCCCGCCTACACGGAGACCGAGGCCGAACTCAAGGCCGTGGCCCGTGCCCTGGACCACCGCGGCGACCTCGCCGCCGTCGAAGCACGCGCCGAGTTCCGGCCCGAGCTGCTCGACATGGTGCACATCTCGCGCGAGCCGGGTGAGTCCACTCGCGTCGCACAGGAACCCGCTGAGCCGGCCGTGTCCACTCAGCCCCGGTCCCTGGACGTAGATCTGCGCATGAGAGCGCTGGCCGCCCGCTACGGGCTGCCGCGCTGACCCACCCGACCCATGCCAGCCCTGGAGTCCCCGGGGCTGTCAGGCGTGCCGTGAAAGGACACAACGCCATGCCCACACTGCTCGACCGAGCCATCGAAACGCAGAACCGAACCTGGTCCCGGATGAACGAGATCCGCGAAGAGGCCGAGCGCGAGGGCCGCGACATGACCGAGGAGGAGCGGACCAACTGGGACGCCGCCGAGGCCGACCTCACCCGCGCGTCCAACGACATCGAGCGGCTGAACCGCATGGCCGCGCTGGACACCGTCGACCGCTCCAACGCGGTCATCACGACCGGTGGGCCGGACGACCGTACGGGCGTGGATCGCGACGCCCAGGACGCCCGGTATGCCGATGCGTTCGGCCGGTACCTGCGTGGCGGCATGCGCCGCCTGTCCGACGACCAGCGGGCCCTGCTGGAAACCAACTTCAGCGAGATGCCCGATGCCCGTGCGCAGGCCGCCGGCATCGACACCCTGGGCGGCTACCTCGTGCCCGAGGGATTCCTCGCCAGGATGACCGAGGCGATGAAGGCGTACGGCGGGATCCTCGGTCTGGCCACGCCGATCAACACCAGCACCGGCAACGACCTGCCCTGGCCCACGAACGACGACACCGGCAACGAAGGTGAGATCCTCGGCGAGAACGAGGAGGTCACCGAACAGGGCGTCACAGTGGGACAGCGCAAGCTCAAGGCTCACATCTACTCCAGCCGCATGGTGAAGACGTCGCAGGTCCTTCTCCAGGACACGGCATTCGACCTGGAGGCGTGGCTGCCGAGGAAGCTGGGCGAGCGCATCGGCCGCCGGGCGGCCCGCTCGTTCACCACCGGCACCGGCATCGACGAGCCGCAGGGCATCACCGTCGGAATCACGGTCGGCAAGCTCGGCGCGAGCGGCCAGACCACCTCGATCACATATGACGACCTGATCGACCTGGAACACTCCGTCGACCCCGCCTACCGCGAGGCCGGCCGCTGCCGTTTCGTCTTCAGCGACACGATGCTGGCGACGCTGCGCAAGCTCAAGGACGGCGACGGCCGGCCGCTCTGGGTGCCGGTCCCGGCCCCTGGATTCGCCTCCACCCTCAACGGCCAGCCGTACACGGTCGACAACTCGATGCCGGCCCCCGCCGCGGGCGCCAAGAGCATCGTGTTCGGCGACATCGCCGCCGGCTACGTCGTGCGCCAGGTCCTCGCCGTGCAGACCATGCGCCTGGCCGAGCGCTACGCCGAGCGCCTCCAGGTCGCGTTCCTCAGCTTCGCGCGGCTGGACGCGATGATCGACGACTACTCCGCGATCAAGGCGTACCAGCAGGCCGCTTCCTGACCACCCGTGCCCCGGGCGGCACGGCGGTGCCGCCCGGGTCCCGACCCCCTGAAAGGGGACCCACGCGATGAACGACATCTACAGCAACTGCCTGGTCAAAGCCTCGCTTGTACCGGCCGTACGGACCGCGACAGCCACCGGCACGGCGGTCGACCGCAACGAAGACGGCTCGATGTACCAGGACGCCCTCGTCGTGGTCAGCACCGGTGTCATCACCGACGGCACCCACACCATCGAGGTCCAGGACTCCGCCGACAACGTAACCTTCGCGGCCGTCGCCACGGAACTCCTCCAGGGCTCGGAGCCCGCCATCGTCGCGGCCGACGACAACGCGGTGTTCGAGCTCGGATACCTCGGCCGTAAGCGGTACCTGCGAGTCGTGAGCACCGTGGCCGGAGCGACGTCCGGCGGCGCCCTCGCCGCTCTGGTCGTCCTCTCGGACCCGCGCGTCGCGCCGGTGGTGCGCAACTGATGCGTATCAAGATCCTCACAGGCATCAGCGGCCGTGACTTCTCCTGGCGGCCCGGCGAACTGGTCGACCTGGACGAGACCGAGGCCGCCAAGTGGGCGGACGGCGTACGAGCCGAGTACGCCGACTCCACCCCGCCGGCCCCGGCCCTGCCGCCCGGCGCCGGCGTCCAGGAGCCGGACGCCGGCGGCGACCCCGGCGAGCCGTTCGACCCCATAGAACACACCGTGCCCGAGGTCCTGGCCTACCTGGACACCGTGGGCGAGAGCGAGGCGCTTCGCGTGTACGAGCTGGAGCAGGCCGGCGAGAACCGCGCCGGACTCGGCAAGCAGAAGGACCGCGTTATCGAGCGTGCCCGAGCGCGCGACGCCGAGCAGGCCGCGGCGACCGGTCCGGCCGAGGTCGCGGCCGACACCTCGCGCGGCGGCGGCCGAGGCGACGGCGCGCCCGAGACCCGCTAGGCGGCGGGGACGTGGGACTGCTGACGCTGGCCGAGGCGAAAGCCCAGCTGAACAACTCCTCGAACATCAACGACGACGAGCTCCTGGCCTACATCGAGGCGGTGACCGAGGTCATCGAGTGGCACGTCGGGCCAGTTGTCGAACGGGTCGTGACCGAGGAGATCAACGGACAGGGCCTGTACCTGTGTCTGCTGCATCCCCCGGTGAAGTCCCTCACCTCCCTGACCCCGATCCTGAGCGGCGCCGCTCTCGATGTGGCGGGACTGCACGTGAACGGGGCGACCGGGGTGATCCGCCGCAAGGACGGCGGGAGCTTCTCCGGAGGACCGTGGACGGCCGTCTACCCCGCCGGCCGGGCCACGGTGCCGCCCACGGTCAACCTCGCCGGGCGGATCCTGCTCCAGCACCTGTGGCGAACCCAGCTCGGCCAGGCACGGGGCGGCCTCGCCGGCGGCAACTCCGACTTCTCCGTGACCGAGCCGGCGCCCGGCTTCGGCTACGCCGTACCGAACCGCGTGCTTCAGCTTCTGGAGCCCTACAAGCAACCCCCGGGGGTGGCGTAAGTGGCATCACGAGTGCCGGAGCTGATCGACGCTCTGACGGCCCAGCTCGCCCCGGACCCGGCGCTGGCCGAGGTCGTGGTCGTCGACGGCCCGGAGATCAACGAGACGGACGCGCCGGACTGGCTGATCGTCGGATGGTCCGGAGATCCCGACGGCGACTTCCAGGCCGCCCAGACCCTCGGCGGCTGGTCCGACCTCGCCACCGGCCGCGAGGAACAGCTCCAGGTCACCGTCGCCGCCATCGCGACCCGGGGCGACACGGACATACGGGCAGCCCGGATCCGGGTGTACGAGATCAGCGCCCGCCTCGAAGCGCTCCTCCGGGCGGATCCCAGTGTGGGGCTCCGGTCGCTGGAGGTCGCGATCGAGGCGAGTCAGCTGGTGCAGGAGCAGACCGACAAGGGCGCGCAAGCCACGCTGCTGCTGACCGTGGCCGGCCGCGCCTTCACGTAGAAGGAGGTACTGCCGTGGCGGTACTCATGAAGCACCCCACCCTGCCGGCCGACCAGACGATCGAGGTCTCGCAGGCCTCGGTCCGCGCCCATGAGCGCATGGGCTGGATCGTCGTCGACGACCAGGCCCCCGAGACCACGAGCACAGCCGGGGCCAAGAGCCCGCGGCGATCCCCGAAGGAGAACGACTGATGCCGGCGACACCGATCACCTCGTCCGTCAGGTACTACCGGCGCGGCACCACCAAGGTGCTGTGGGTGCCGACGATCGCCAACAAGCTCAGCCCGACGAGGTCCGAGCTGAACGCCGGTACGGCGCTGGAGGGCGAGACCGGCGCGATGGGCGGCTGGCAGACCACCAGCGAGACCGTGCCGACCCCGGCACTCGGCTCCCGGTTCACCCCGGTCGTCGGCGGCGCGATCACCGCCGCTGACTCGTCCTTGACGTTCTGGGCGTCGAAGGACGGCGACGACGTGCGCGCGCTCCTGGAGCGTGAGGCCGCCGGGTTCGTCGTGTGGATGGACGAGGGCGACGTCCCCACGCAGACGATGGACGTCTACCCGGCGACCGTCACCTCGCAGGCCAAGGTCCGTGAGCTGGACTCGGCCGCCCAGATCATGTGCCAGTTCGCCATCACGAGCGAGCCGGCCGAGAACGTCACGATCCCCGCGGTGACTTGAGATGGCCGGCTCCGTACAGATCCACGGCACCGGGCAGCTGCTGACGCTGTCCCGCCGTCTGCGGACGGCGGGCGGCCCCCGGCTGCAACAGAACTTCGCCCGGAGGATCCGGCGGACGGCCGAGCCGCTGCACCGCGACCTGAGATCCACCATCACCCGGCTGCCGATCCGGTCCGGCGGACGCGGGGCCGGAAAGCGCGGCGGGCCCTCGCCGACCTCGCGCCCGTTCCGGCTCGCGCTCGCCGGCGCGGTCCGGATCAGCGTCCGAGCCGGAAGCGCGCCGGGGGCCAGGGTGTTCATCGACGAGACCCTGCTGCCGCCGGGCATCTCCGCCGGCGTCCTCTACCAGCTGGACACTGGCCGCCTCCGTCACCCCGTCTTCGGCAACCGCCGCCGGTGGGCGAATCAGACCACTTCCCCGGGCTGGTGGAACCGCACGGTCAACCGTCACACCCCGCGCATGCGAGCCGAGGTCGCACGGACGCTGGACGACGTGCGCCGCCAACTGGAATAGAGAGCCCCCATGATCATCACGTACACGCATCCCGACGGCACAGTGGAGCAGACGTCGACCAACGACCTGTCGGCGATCGAATCGGCCGCCGTTGAGGAGGTCATGGGCGGCACCGCGTGGCGCGTCATCGAGGACCGGCTCAGGGGCCAGGACCCCACCGCGATGCGCGCCGTGCTCTGGGCCGTCCGCAAGCGGGACGACGCCGGTCTGAAGTTCTCCTCTGTCGACGTGCCGGGCTGGCGGCGTCGGCTCACGTGCCGCATCGAGCGCGAGGAGATTGACGAGGTCCTGGACAACATCGTGGCCGAGGCGCTCGCCAAGTCCGAGGACGCGGCGATCGACGCCATGCTCCCGCACTTCCGGAAGCTGGCCCACAACAAGGACGACATCACCGCCGCGCTCGATGCTCTGGGAAAAGGCCACCTGGTCACGGCCCCGGAGGACTCCGCGGGCTGATCGCCGAGTACCGATGGCTGCTCGCTCACTACCTCCACATCCGCCCATGGGAGATCCAGCAACTGAGCGCCGGCGACCTTGAGTCGGCTGTCGCCTGGATCGACCGGCACATCGCATCATGAGGGGGGTGACCGGTGGCGACGCGCCTGACGTTCACCCTCGACGGCCGCGACGAACTCTCGCGGGTCCTCAACGGAACTGCCAACAGCGCCGATCACCTGCGGCTGCGCATGGCCGGGATGACGGCGGACGCTGACGGCAACCTCCGTGACCTCCAGGGCCGTTACGTGTCCGTCGCGGACGCGCAGCGGCGACTTGCCGGCGACACCGATGACACGGCCAGGCGTTTCCGGGGGCTGACGGACGCGTCGTCCAAGCTGGGCGAGTCGCTGAAGTCGAGTCTGATCAGCCTGGCCCCGGCGGCGATCCCGCTGGTGGCCGGGCTCGGCGGCGCGGCTGCCGCCGTCGGCGCGCAGCTCGGCGCCGCCGGCGTCGCGGCCGGCGCTTTCGCCCTGGCCCTCGGCCCGCAGATCGGCGCGATCACCAAGGCGCGTGAGGCGCAGAAGAAGTACGAACAGACGGTCGCCGAGTCGGGCCGCACGTCGCAGGCCGCGATCGAGGCGGAGGCCGCCTACCGGCGGGAGCTGGCGCAGCTTCCGCCGGAGACGCGCAAGGCAGCCGTGGCCGTGGGGCTGCTCGCTGACGGTTTCAACGAGTGGTCGGACAGTCTCAGCGGCGATGTGATGGGCCCGTTCATCAAGGGCGTCGGCGTCGCGAACGCCCTGTTGCCGAAGACGACCGGTCTGGTGAAGGGCTCGGCCGGTGAGCTCGACCGGCTGATCACCATGGTCGGCGGCGCGGTCGCGTCCCCCGGGTTCGACGCGCTCAACAACCGTTTCACCATCTTCGCGAACGACACGATGCGCAACGCCGTCGACGAGGTCGCGATGTTCTTCGACCGCCTCGACAAGGGCGAGATCGACGACACCGGCCTCCAGCGGTTCTTCGACTACTGCCGGGAGAACGGCCCGTTGGTGGAGGAAGTCCTGCGCAACATCGCGGAGGGCGCGTTCCACCTGATCGAGGCGGGCAGCGGCGTCGGCGTCGGCATGCTGGACCTGATCAACGTCCTGGCCGGAGTCGTCTCCGCGGTACCGCCGGACGCGATCGCCACCCTGCTCCAGGTCGCCATCGCCATCAAGGTCGTGAAGCTGGCGGCGGCGGGCAGCGCCGCAGGAGGCGCGGCCCTGGCCGCCATGGCCGGGCAGATCGCGCTCATGCGCACGGCGGCGACGGGCGCACCCGGGCGGCTCGCCGCTGTCGGTGCCGCGATCGGCGCCCTGTCCCGTACTGCGAAACTCGCGATGGCGGGTACGGGTATCGGTCTGCTGCTGATCGGGCTGACGGAGCTGTCGCAGCGCGGGCAGAAAGCCGGCCCTGATGTGGACCGTCTGACCACCAGCCTCGGCGAACTCGCCGTGTCCGGCAAAGTCTCGGGCGAGGCGGCGCGGGCCTACGGCAAGGACTTCAGCGGACTGGCCGACAGCCTGCGGGAGATGGCCCGCCCGTCGAACGTCGCGAGCTTCCAGCAGTGGGCCACGCAGCTCGTCGGCCTGGACTCCACTCCCGTCAAGGAAGCGAAGAAGGATCTGGACGGGGTCGACAAGGCCCTGGCCAGCATGGTCAGTTCCGGCAACGCGGACCAGGCCGAGGCAGCGTTCAATCACGTCGCCGCGGCGATGAAGAAGAAGGGCCTCTCGGCCGCCGAGCTGCGGGCCGAGCTGGGCGACTACGAGGCAGCCCTCTCGGCAGCGGCGTTCGAGGAGCAGCTGGCCGCCGAGTCCATGGGGCTGTTCGGCGCCCAGGCGCTCGAAGTCCAGGCCAAGCTCGACACACAGAAGCAGTCCGCGGACGGCCTGGCCCAGTCCATCCACGCCCTGAACAACAGCTACCTCATGGCCCGCGGTGGCATCCGGGGAATGGAAGCCGCGATCGACGCCGCCTCGGAGGCTTTCAAGAAGAACGGCGCGACCCTGGACGAGAACACCGCAGCCGGTCGCGCGAACAACCAGGCGTTGGACGACCTCGCCGGCGCGACGATGAAGGCGGCCGAGTCGGCGCGCGCCAACGGATCTTCATGGGATGAGGTCTCGGGGATCTACGAGCGAGGCCGCGGCGCTTTCATCCGCTCCGCGCAGGCGATGGGGCTGACAGAGACTCAGGCCCGCTCCCTGGCCAACCAGATCCTCAAGACCCCCAACAAGACGGCGTACTTGAAGGGTGACCTGGACGATCTGAGGGCGAAACTCGCCGACGCCAAAGAGCGACTACGCAACGCCCCCTCCAGCAAGACGGCCGCGATCAAGGGCGAGATCTCCGATCTTCAGCGGAAGATCGCGGCGGCGAAGCGGGAACTGGATCGGCTGGACGGCAAGACGGCGTACACCTACGTCCGGACGATCTACAGCCCGAAGGGCCACGCCGGCCCCGGAGGCATCCCGAGCTTCGCCAGGGGCGGCCCGATCCAGGGGTTCCCCGGCGGCGGCCTCCTCCAGGGGCCGGGCACGTCCACGTCGGACAGCATCCTGCTGCGCGGCTCGACCGGCGAATACATGATCAAGGCCGCGTCGGTCCGCAAGTACGGGCTGGACTTCATGCACGCCCTCAACGACGGCACCCTCCCCGCCGGCCGGGCAGCCGCCCCCGCCGGGCGCCCCGCCGCAGTGGCGCCGCAGATCGGGCCGGTGAGCGACCGGCCGGCGGTGACGTACAACGTGTACCCGAGGGCCAGCGTGATCAGTGCGGAGGACCTGCTGCTGATCCAGCGGCAGGAAGAGGCGCGGCAGCGCGTGGGGAGGCCACAGTAGATGCCGCTGTTCACAGCGCCGGTCGTCACTCCGGTAGAGCCTCCGGTCACCCCGCCGCCGGCGGAGATCCCCGGAGTCGGTTACGCGTCCATCACCTACATCGATCCCACCGGCACCCGGTGGCCGATGACGGACCTGGCCGCCGACTGGTACACCCTCGCCGACGGCGTATCCGGCATGGGGGCGACGCCGTACGTCCTGACGTCGGACCCGCTCCCGCGCGGCGGCGCGCGGTTGCGGCACGTCCAGCCGCAGCCGCGGACCATCGTCTGGCCTGTCCTCGTCAAGGGCGCCGATCACATGCGGTTCGTGGAGAACTGGCGGGCCTTGGCCCATGCGTTCACCCGGACGCTGCGGCTCGGGCCTGACGGTCTCCGGACGCCTGGGGTGCTGGAGGTCGCGCGGCCGGACGGCACGATCCGGCGGATTGAGGTCTTCTACAGCTCCGGGTGGGACGGGTTGGGTAGGGCCGCGACCGGCATCACGTGGGACAGCGCCGTCGTCACCCTGTGGTGCGAGGACCCGTGCTGGGTCGACGCGGTACCGGTGACGGTGCACCGGGAGACCGGCACGCAGGTCGACTATCTGATCCCGTACCCGTCCGTCTCCAGCTCGCAGGTGCTGGGCGAGACCACGGTCACCAACCCGGGCGCCGTGGACGTCTGGCCGACCTGGGTCATCACCGGTCCGGCGACCGGGATCACCTTCACCCGGCAGGACAACGGCGACGCCTTCACCCTGACCATGGCCGACACTCCGCACGGCGACCTCCTGGCCGGAGAGACCGTCACCATCTCAACCGCCCCGGCCCGCGTCCGCTCCGACACCGGCGAGAACCTGATCAGCGGCCTTGACTGGCCGGGGGCCGTGCTCTGGTCCCTGCCCCCCGGCGAAACACCCGTCACCTTCCAGCTCGACGGGGCCACCGCCGGCTCGGCCGTGGACCTGGTGTTCTACCCGAGGTACGAGACCGCATGAGCATCCAGTTGCTCGCCACCGACAAGAGTCTGAACGTCCTCGGCGACCCGCTCGACGGGTGGACCGACCTCAAGTGCGATGTGAACTTCAACGCCCCCGCCGCCGGCAGTATCAGGCTCCCCGCGCGGCGCGCCTACATGCAGCTGCTCCAGCCCGGTAACCGGCTGGTCGTGATCCGGGACAAGGCCATATGGTGCGCCGGGCCGTTGGAGGTACCGCAGGACTTCACGTGGGACCTGGCACAGAACGCCAGCCCGGGGACCGTCGGCGTGAACTTCAGCGACGACCTTGCCAGGGTCGCCGGGTACCTCACCTATCCCGAGCCGACGAAGACGTTCGCGACGCAGACGACGACGTCGGACGTCGTACGTAAGTTCTCGGGGTCGACGGCGGAAGGGGTCATCCGGCAGCTGGTCACGGAGAACTGCGGGCCGGCCGCGATCACGTCACGGCGCATTGAGCGCCTGGTGCTCGATGCCGTGACCGGGGTGGGGCACTTCGCCGCCGTGGGCACGCGGTTCGAGCGCTTGCTCGACGTGTGCCGCACGGTGGCCGCCCGTGACGGGCTGGGGTTCCGTACCCGACAGGTCGGCGACGAGATCCGGTTTGGGGTGTACGCCCCGGTCGACCGCACCGATACCGCGCGGTTCTCCGCCGGACTCGGCAACCTGCGCTCGGTCTCATTCACGATGGCGGCGCCGCTCGCCACCTCCGAGCTGGTACTCGGCGGCGAGGACCCGAGGCAGCCCCCGCCCGAGGGCGAGCCCGCGAACCAGAGGGCTTACGTAGAGGTCGCCTCGGGTGCGGCGGCGGACTGGTACCGCGTGGAGAAGCTCGTGGACAAGAGCGGCTCGGACGACTCCGAGGGCGAGCTCTCCGACGCTGGCCGGCTGGAGCTCGGCAACGACAACCCCCAGGCGTCCCTCGCCACGGTGACCGTCGACACCGAGGACCTGCGCGCCGGACGGGACTACGGCCTCGGTGACCGCGTCACGGTGGAGCTCCCGACCGGCCTGGAGGTCACCGACCTCGTTCGAACGATCCGGCTGGAGGCGACGCCGGACGAAGGCGAGCTGGTCACCACCGTGATCGGCGACAGCGACAAGACCACCACCACGGCCACGGTGCGCGCGGTGCGCGACCTGGCCCGACGACTTGGCAGGCTGGAGGCCAGATAGTGGCACAGGATTCATGGCCGTCCCCAGGCCACAACGACCGGGCGGTCACCGACTCGGAGTACGAAACGGTGGCCGCGTACTTCTCCGGTGACGGGGTGTACGGGTCGCCTGCCGATCCGGCGGTCGTCACCGCCGGCGCCGGCCGCACCGTCGCGATCCGGGCCAACACTGCCGGCTCGCTGCGCGGGCACGCCTGGACGTCGGGCACCACCACCGTCACCCTGACCGTTGCGGCCAACTCGTCCGGTCAGACCAGGGTCGACCGGGTCGTCCTGCGCCTTGACCGCTCCGACTGGACGGTGCGCGCTGTCGTCAAGCAGGGGACCCCCGGCGCGGGACCGCCGACGCTGACGACCGGTGTCGGCTTCACCACGTACGAGGCGCTGCTGGCGAACGTCACCATCCTGAACGGGGCTGGCACGGTCACCGTGGCGCGCGGTGAGCGGTACGTCGGCTCTCGCATCAGGCCCTGCACATCGGCGGCGAACACCGACCCGAACCCGCAGGTCGCCGATGTGACGTGGGAGACCGACACCAGGCGTCTCCGGCTCTTCGACGGGACCTCCAAGCACAGCATCTACTCCGACTCGGGCATCATCAGCGTCAACTCTCCTCTGGCGGCCTGGAGTAACGAGGTCCAGAGCGTCGTCCAGGAGCGTAACGGGATCGTCTGCTGCCGGTTCGGAAGCTTCCAGCGCGCGGGCGGAACTCTGCCAGCGGGGGACGAATCCCGGCTGCCGGTGCTGATCCCGTCCGCGTATCGGCACCCGAACAGGGATCAGTACGGCATCGCCATCGTCGGTACCGCGAGCTGTCGGTTCATCGTCCACGCCGCGAGCACTGACCGGCCCGGACAGGTCTGGCTCGTCAACCACCCGACCATCAGTAGCGGTAGCTTCTTGCTGCCCATCTCCGGCATGAGTTGGGTGGTCTCCTGATGGCACGTCTTCTCTTCGGTCGCGGCATCGCCGACTTCGTGGTCCGCCCGACCGACGGCCTGTGGGGCATCGGCGCCAGGACGGTCCTCACGTTCTGGGACGCGCCCGACGCAGGCACTCAGTACACCGACCTCCTCAATGCCGACAGCGAGCCGATCACCGAGATCACTACCGACCAACAGGGCCGCATCCCTACCTTTGCCGGACCCGACGGAGTGACCGGCATGTGGGCTGACGCCGGAGGAACCTCCCGCGCGTGGATGGCCGCGCGCGACGTCGGCGACGACGTCGCGCCCGCCGGGTCCGTACGCGACTGGCTCAACGTGGAGGACTTCGGCGCGGCCGGGGACAACTCGACTGACGACACTGCGGCGATCCAGGCCGCGCTCGCCGCCTGCCCGATGGGCGGCATCGTGTATCTCCCCGCCGGGGCGTACCGCACGTCGGCGCCGCTGACGATCCCGCCGGCCGTGACGCTCATGGGCACGCACGCCAACCTCATGACTGTGCCGGGGCTCGTCGACCCGCCGTGCTACATCCGCCCCCTCGCGGACTTCACCGGGGCCGCGGTCATCGTGCTCCTGGACCAGGCCCAGGGCGGCTACTCCACCATCTCGGCCGAGCACCGCATCCTCGACCTGATGATCGACGGGTCGGACCTCGAAGACCCGGGCATCGACGGGATCCGGGCCGCAGGCAACATCCAGAACGTCGCGATGAGAGACATCACCATCCGCCGGGTCACCGGCGCGGGCGTCCACACGGAGGCCAACGGCGGGGCGTTCCCGTACTCGTGGCGGCTGACCAGGGTGATGATCGACAACTGCGGCTGGCACGGCTTCGCGTTCGAGGTGATGACCGACATCACTCTGGTCGACTGCCAGGCCATCGGCTGCGGCGCGTCGGGCTTCGAGATCGCCAACGCGGCCAACTCGCACGCGATCGGCTGCCGCGCCGAGTGGAACACGGCCGACGGCATCCACCTGACCGGAGACTGGGCGACCGGCACCGGCTCCGGCGGCATGCTCCTTTCCGGATGCAGCACGGACCGCAACGGCGCCAACGGCGTCCTCGTCGACGCGACCGGCAACCCGCCGATCCAGATAGAGAACCTCCTCACCCGGCGCGACGGCCGCAACCTCGGTGCGGGCGGAGGCGGTTACGCAGGCCTCGCCGTCGACGGCGCCGAACTCCCCGTCATCGTCGGCGCGGTCACCTGCTACCCCGGGGTCGACGACGACGGTAGCCAGGTCAACTCGCCGCAGTACGGAGCCCGGTTCACCGACTGCGCGTACGTGTCCGTCGCCAGCGGATTCCTCCACGCCGACGAGGCCGGCTGGTCCGACGGCGGCGGCAACACGGTGTTGCGCCGGGGCTTGAACATTGCCGAGCGCACCGGCACCACCGACGCCCCCGTCGATGTCTTCGCCGTACCGGCCGACGTCGCCGGAAACCTGAACGTCGGCGGCTACCTCGCCGCAGCGAGCGGTCAGTCCGGCGGGCAGTGGAACATCTGGGACGGCCAGGCCAAGGCCCTGAACATCGGCAGCGCGGGCGGCGGCATCGCGATCGCCGAGGGCGCCAACGCGCGCATGAACGTCGCCACGCTCGCCGCAGGCACGGTCACCGTGGCGAACACCTCGGTGAGCGCGAACACCCGCATCCTGCCCTTCCGGCAGACAGCCGGCGGCACCCTCGGGCACCTGTCCGTCACGAAGAACGTGGGCGTCGGCTTCACGATCACGTCGAGCAGCAACACGGAGACGTCCGTCGTCGCGTGGGTGCTGTTCGAACCCGCGTAGCCAGCCCTCGCCGCCACACAGGTCCCGAGCCACCAGGCCGGGACCTCTCTCATGCCCAGGAGGAAACCCGTGAGCCACCCTGTCCCGCCCGTGACGCCGCCGATCCTGCGGTACTTCAAGTACGGCCATCTGCCACCGCTCCTGGCGGCCGTGGCCGCGCCGTTCGCGGACCTCGCCACCTCGCTCGTCGGCGCGCTTCCGCCGGGCCCGGAGCTGTCCGTGGCGCTCCGCAAGTTGCTGGAGTCCAAGGACGCCGCCGTACGCGCGGCGCTGCCCGACACCACCACACAGGAGGACTGACCCATGGCTGACCCCATGTCGGCGTCGCGGTTCCTCCGCGCGCTGAAGGACGAGGGTCTGACGGTCGTCGAGACCGACGGCTGGCGTACGCACAACCGCAACCAGATGGGGCCCTGGGGCCCCGTGCACGGCGTGATGATGCACCACACGGTCACCAAGGGCACGGACGCCACGGTGCGCATCTGTCGTAACGGTTACGCGGGCCTGCCGGGGCCGCTGTGCCACGGCGTCATCGACAAACGCGGCCGGGTGCACCTGGTCGGCTACGGCAGGGCCAACCACGCGGGCAGCGGCGACGACGACGTCCTGCGCGCCGTGATCGCCGAGAAGGCCCTGCCGCCGGACAACGAGGCGAACACGGACGGCAACAGGCACTTCTACGGCTTCGAGTGCGAGAACCTGGGCGACGGCAAGGACCCGTGGCCCGCCGTCCAGGTGGAGGCGATGGAGGCCGCCGCGGCTGCCGTCTGCCGCGTCCACAACTGGAACGGGCCCTCGGTCATCGGCCACCTGGAGTGGCAGCCCGGGAAGATCGACCCGCGCGGCGTCTCCATGGCCGGTCTGCGCAGACGTGTCGACGAGCGCCTGGACCCGCCCATGGTCCCGCCGTACACCGTGAAGAAGGGCGACACCCTCTGGTCGATCGCCGCCGACAAGCTCGGCGACGGCCAGCGCTGGGGCGAGATCGCCCGCCTCAACCAGCTGCCCAGCAGCGGCATCACGCCCGGTCAGGAACTCAAGCTCCCCAAGAAATGAGGTAGTTCGCCATGCCCGAACCTGTTGAGACCAAGGTGAAGTTCGCGACCGCCGCGGCGTACGCCGGATCCACCGGCCTGCTCGCCGCGCTCACCACCGTCCAGGACAACGGCCGGCTTCTCGAATGGATGCCGGACGGCCTCACCCCGTTCGTCCTCGGCCTGATTCCCGCCGCGATCACGGCCGTCGCGGGATGGAAGGCCAAGCACACCCCCCGCACCGGTCTCTCGCTCCCGCGCCGGGAGACCGGCCGCTACGGGCCCGAGGCCTGATGCCGCTGGCGTCCGCGCTGTAGTCCCTGCACGATCCGGAGGTACAGCGTGGACGCCGCAACATGGGGCGCGGTCGGGCTCGTCGCCGCCGGCCTGATCACGGCGCTCGCCGCCGTGTACGGGCACCGGGGACAGCAGCGCGTCGCGCAGTCCGGGGTCCTCATCACCGGATACGGGGGCCTCGTAGATCAGCTCCAGGAGGAGCGGGACAAGGCACAGGCCAAGCTCGCCGAAACTGAGCAGAAGTTGGCCGAGGCGTACGCCGACCAGACGCGTGAGCGCGCCGACAGGGCCGAGCTGGAGCGGCGGATCGCAGCGCTGACGACCGAGCGAGCCGCCCTGGTGCGCAGGATTGCCGAGCTGGAGGGGCGTACGCCGTGACCGCTGTTCCGCACCGCCGGCCCGGTGTCCTCGCCCGACGCTGGCGCCCCCTCGCCCTGGCCGCCGTCCTCCTCGTCCTGTCCGGCGCCGTGGCGCTGGTGTGGCTCCGCGTCGACGCCGCCGACCGGCGCGCGGCCGACCTCGCCGACGAGGCCAACGCCCGCGGTACCGCCGTCAGCACACTGGCCGGCGACGTTCGCGTATTGCGCGCGCAGATCACGGCCAAGGGCGAGACGCCGGCAGCACCGGACCCGGCGCGCGCGGTAGAGGACCTGCCGGGCCGCGCCGAGGTCCCCGTACCGATTCCGGGGCCGCCCGGCCCGGCGGGCGAGGACGGGGCTCCGGGCGCGCCTGGGCGCCCTGGACGGGACGCGCCCGCCCCGTCGGCCGGCCCGGCCGGTCCGGCTGGTGAGAGCGTGACAGGGCCGCCAGGAGAGACCGTCGTCGGCCCTGCTGGTCCTGCTGGCCCCGCTGGTCCTGCCGGGCCCCCTGGCCCCGCGGGCGAGGCGGGGAAGAACGGGACCGACGGCAAGGACGGGGCCGACGGGAAGCCAGGGCAGAGCTGCCCGGACGGGTACACGCTCCAGCCCCCGGCGGGCGATCCGGACGCCCTGATCTGCCGCCGCACCAACGCCCCCGAGCCCAGTCCTGATCCCCCACCAAGCGGCCCCACTTCGGCCGCCTTGCCACCCGAGCGCCGCCGCACCTGACAACCGCGCCCCCTGTCCGGCCCTTCATGGGTCGGACAGGGGGCGCACGTTGTGTTCGAGGCCGCGAGAGTTTACGCGGACGTCGCCGACAGAGCTTGCGTTGTGCTCGTACTCTGGCAATCCGAGCACTCTCCCAGGGGGCAGCATGGGCACACACCACGTCGGGCAGCGCATCCGAGAACTGCGGAAGATGAGGCAGCTCACCGTCCGGCAGTTGGCCGGCCGCGTTTCCGTATCCGTCAGCCTGTTGGAGAAGATCGAGCGCGGCGACCGAACTCCGGCACCCGGCCTCGTCGCGCAGCTGGCGCGTGCGATGAGCGTAGGACCGGACCGGATCACCGGGCAGCCCTACATGAACGGTGCCGAAAGCGAAGATCAGGTGCAGGCAGTCATTCCCGAGCTGCGACGCATGCTGCTCACGTACGACAACCCCGACGACTTGCTTGTGGCACCGCGCCCGCTGCCCGTACTGGCGGCGGAGATGGACCATGTCGCGCAGATGCGGCAGAACGGTCAGTACGTGCCCATGGGGCCCCTGCTGCCGGGGCTGCTGGCCGAGCTGACGCACCTGGCACTGCGCACTTCGGATGAGCAGGACCGACGGGCGGCGTACTGGTGGCTGGCACGCGGCTACCGCGCGACGAACAGCCTGGCCCACAAGCTCGGTTACCACGACCTGTCCCTGACAGCGGTAGAGCGGGTGCACTGGGCTGCTGACCGGTCGGGCGATCCACTGATGCAGGTCACCGCGGCGTATCTGCGCGCAGGCGCGATGGTCCGCATGGGCGCGTTCGGATCGGCCCGCCGGATCCTGGAGGCGCTGAGCGGGGAGATCGAGCGGCTGGCGCCCGAGGCCTCGCTGTCCGACGAGCAGACCGCCGTACAGGGAGCGATTCTCCTCAAGTTGGCGATCGTCGAAGCCCGCGACGGTATGCCCGAGCGCGCGGCCGAGCGTCTGGCCGAGGCGCGTGCCGCTGCCGGCCTGCTCCGCTCAGACACGACGCACTACGAGATGTCGTTCGGGCCGACGAACGTCCGGATTCACCAGGTCGCCGCGCTGATCGACTCCGGCGACACTGAGCAGGCGCTCGCCCGGCTGCGTGAGTGGGGTGCCGAGCAGGACCGTACGGAGTGGGAACTCCCGCAGGGCATCGCGGCCGAGCGAGCGTCGCACCACCACATCGACGTCGCCGCCGCGCGGCTGGCACAGGGCGACCGACAGGGAGCGTTCGCCGATCTGGCGACCGCCCGGGGCATCAGCCCCGTACACACCCGCTTCCACCCGACGGTCCGTCATACCGCCGCCGCACTGGTCCGTCTGGATCGGGCTCACGACGACACGATCGCGGGATTCGCCCGCTGGGCTGGAGTTTGACGCTCTGTCAAGAAACGTGACAGAAAATCATCCTCACAATCTGTGCGGTACCGCACACCCTGAGAGATGGATGATCCCCTCACTCGAACTGCGTGAGGGGATCACCTATGTCGTCCACCATCGAGGCTGCGGCCGTCTGGCTGGCCGCCGCCGATCCTGACCCAGCCCACGCGCAGCGCTGGATCGGCGCCTCCCGGATCATCCTGTTACCGCTCGGGAAACGGTGGTCCGCAGTCAAGGTCAACGGACATGACGGCCTCGCCGCCGCGGCAGCGGTCAGCGGGCCGAGCATTCACGACCCGGCCGGCCAGTGTGTCTTCTTCCTGGTCCCGCCGCGCACCATCTGGGATGTCGCCGGCACCGAATGCCTGGGCGAGGACTGCTGGCTCACCGTCCCTACGCCGAGAGTGACCGAGCCGCCCGGCCCTCACTGGCTGTTCCCGCCGGACGGCTCCGGCCGTCTCGTCAACGCCGATGACCTGCGCGCTCAGCTCAACGCCCGCCGTACGCCGGCCGAGAGCATCCCGCCAGACGAAGCGGACTTCGTCGCGCTGCTCGACCACACCGGGTCGTGCCCCGCCTGCAACACCCGGCAGCGCTGTGGCGTCGGTGAGAACCTGCGGGCAACCGTACGGGAGGACAGGCTCACCGAGAGGGCGACGGCCGGGAACACCATCTCGGCGCGGATCCTGGCGGCGGCGGAAGAGGCCGACTCATGACCGCCTGCGTCCACGGAGGCCACGAGTTCCCCGAGGAGGACCAGGAGGGCGCCTATTGCGTGGAGCACGGCGTCACGTTGCTGTTCCGGGGGGACCCGATTACGCCCGATGACCTGGATCAGGACGCGGTCCTGGAGTCGCACGTGCGCACGTGTGCGGTGTGTATCGCGGGCCGGGCGTGTGAGGTGGGCGGCGACCTCCGGGGCGCCGCCGCCGTGGCTGCTCTTACCGATCTCGCCGCGCCGCCGGTGCCGACCGTTCCCGGGTGCAAGACCCTGCATGTGGTTGACGAGGACGGCGCCATCCATGAGCTGGCCCGCGTGGAAGTTGGCCGCTGCTCCTGGTGCCGCCTCCAGGCGACGGGACTGGTCACCGTGGGCATCCTGCAAGTCGGCGACGGCTGGACCATCTCGGCCTGCGACTGGTGCGCGCGGCTCCACAACCTGTTGCCCCTGGACGAGCACCCCCCGGGCAGCCGGCACCTCCCGCTGCGCCGCGACGGCACCGACGCGGACATTCCCCCGGCCGCGCCGTGAGCGCGTACGGGATGGGTGACTGCTTCCGCTGCGACCGCGCGGGGCTCCAGGTGATGAGGTTCGGCGAGATCAGGGGGCCAGAGGGTGAGACACCTCTGTTCGCCTGCCGCTCGTGTATCGAACGCCTGCTTGCCCTGCACCGCGGCGCACACGAGAACCCGGTCCGCCGCTACATGCAACTCCAATGACCCCCGCCCCGGCCGTGACTCCGACCAAGAAACCCCGGCCGAGACGGGTCCATGCACCACCCTCCAGAGAAGGGAACGGCACATGAAGACGACCGTACAGCGCTGGGCAATCGTCCAGGGCGACGAGGACAACACCGACATCGAAGACGGCGACGGCGGCGGCTCCAACCCGAGCAGCGGCTGCGGCGACAACGGCGGCAAGTAA